AAAATAGACCTATATTAAAACAAAATACAAAAGATACTTCGCACTTTTGCTATAAAAGGATAAATCATTTTAGAGAATGGTGTAACCAAGTACAAGGAAAAGAAAGTACCGATATTCCCGATGAAATTTTTGAAAAGATTTTAATAGAGATTAAGAAGGAAAAGATTACAGATTTAAAGAAAATAACATATCTAAAAATGAGAGATATCCTAAAAAGACTGAGGATAAACAAATATTACGAACATATTAATTACATTATAAATAGGATTAATGGAATACCTACACCACAATTTAGTCCAGAATTAGAAGATAAGTTATGTAATATGTTTAGAAGTATTCAAGCGCCTTTTTTAAAACATTGTCCGAAGGATAGGAAAAACTTTCTTTCATATAGTTATGTATTATATAAGTTCTTTCAAATTTTAGGATTAAATGAGTATTTAAAGTATTTTCCATTATTAAAAAGTAGAGAAAAATTGTATGTTCAGGACCAGATATGGAAGAAGATTTGCATAGATTTAAATTATAAAATAATACCTTCTTTATAAATTAAAATTTTAAATTTATAAAAATGAGTACATAATTTTATTTTTCTAAAACTTTTATAAACTTTTTGAAATTTCTAAAATTTTTTTAATTATGTACTCATTTTTTTAATTATAGAATTATTACATGTTACTTAAACCTAATTTATAGGAACTCTTATGAAAACCGGTATAATTAGCAGATAAATCTACTATATATAATATAATTGCAATAACTATTGTCAATGTCACTATTTTAATAGGTTCAAAACTTTTAGATCTAATTAATAAAGCTAGGAGAGATATTATAAAACCTAATAATATATAATATAAAAAAACGTGCATATAATTGCCTCTCATTATTCTATCATATAAAAATATTTTAATATAAAAATATATAAGATTAAATATTATAATATATATTAAGAATAAACAATATGACTGATGTAGAGAACCCTGTGCTAGTATCAACCAAAGAGGTAGATTATTTAGATGAAGATAAACCCATAAGAGGTCAAAATTTTGTCCTTGTCTCTTTTATTAGTCCTGAAGATGTTATTGTAAATAAAGAGGCATATATTTTTAGCAAATTTATTGAAAAATTCAGCGGAGATATGAAAACACTTCTAGAAAGTCTTAAAGAAAAATACCCTGAACAAAAAGATATGGTAAATACTATAGTAGAAAATAATAATTTCCTGTTTAATCACGTAGAAATGAATGAACAATTCAATTTCTTCAAATCAGTAAATAGTGAAGATTTGGAAAAGAAATATCATATTGATAATAATTTTATAACTTCCATTCGTGGAATTAAAGTAAGAGGTACTTTTGATACTATTGAGGAAGCAAAAAATCGTTGTGAATTTTTGAAGAAGATAGATAATAAATTTAATATTTATATTGCTCAGGTAGGATGCTGGTGCCCGTGGTCTCCAAATCCTGAATGTCTTGAAAATCAAGAATATGCCGAAACACAACTAAATACTCTAATGAAAGAGTATAAGAAAAATATGGACAATCGCGATGTAGTTTTTGAAAATAGAAAACAAACTATCACTTCAAATGCTGCGCCCGTAGGTACTACTATTAACGAAGAAGTAGATAATGTAGAACTTAGTGAACTTAAAGAAGAAATTGAAAAAGTTGATGCTTGGAATCAAAGACATATTGATTAAATAAAAATTATTTATTTCCTTTTTTTTAATACAACATGTGTATTAGGAACTTGTTGTATCGGAAGTGGAGTGGGTTGAGATATTTTTTGCGGAGGTAATTGCTGTATTGGCATTTGCTGTATAGGAAGTGGAGTGGGTTGCGGTATCTGTGGATTAGAAAATATTGTAGAAAAAGGTAAATTTATAGAAGGATTAGGATATTTTTTATTTGATTTATATTTTATTTTAATATATTTTTCAAGAGTTTTAAATAAACTTTTTATTTTATTATAAACTGGATTATAAATTTTAGATGCATTTGCAATATTATTGTCTGTGTTAAAAACTACTATATTATTAAAAACTACTATATCACAAATGCTTTTAAATTCTCTTTTAAAACTATAATTTATTATTTTGTCAATAATTGCTGTTTTATTAGAATACAATCTAGGTATATAATTACTATCTATATATTCAAATGTAATTATATTATTATTTAGAAATTTATTCAAAAATAATTCTATAGTAACCTTGTATTCGCTATCTATATTAACAGGCACAATTGTTTTAGTATCTTTATCTATAAAAACTATATATTTATCTCCCATAGTTTAATTATATAATATATAATATAAAAATAATATTTTAATAATATTGTAAATAATTTTTAATAATTTTTAAATTAAATATACAGAGTCAAAATAACTACCTAATTCAAGACCATTAATTTGCACATGAATTAATAAATTATTTACGATATTTTCAAACATATTCTTATAGTCATCTATATTATGATTTCCGCGATATATACCTCCACTAACATATACTAATAGAGCAATAGTACATTTACTTTGTACCATTGAAATTAATCCTGCAAATAAAGCTGCTTCAACGCCTTCCATAAATTTATCAAAACGAGTTGCTGTCATATCATTATATGTTCTAAATACAGAATTAATTGGACCTTTTGCTCCCGGATTATTATTATTAGGTCCTGATACAAAAACTAATGTAGTTTTATACTGGTTTTCATAAATATATTGAGATCCTTTATATTGATAAAATTTGTCACTTAAATATACATTATCTACAATCCAAGCATCTGCATAATCTTTAGGTACTGCATATCTATAATTTATACCTTGAATAGTTTTGTAGTAATTCTTTCTGTCTCCTCTATTCGTCATAGGATATAAAAGACCCCATTTATTATAAATTGTACATTGGAATAATTTATTATAATTTTCTATTTTTTCATCTTCATCTGTTATATTTTTATTATTAGCATAAGTCATAAACCAATTAGACATTATATCTTCCTCTTGTGTTCTATGATTTTGATGAATATTTCCTATAGTTCCGTCAAAATTTCCACAACCACCACCGGGTCTTCCGGAATTTGCCGCTATCAATGTTCCAATTTTGGGAGGATTACTACCTGAATATTTTTTATATATGTTAGCGCCTACATTTGTCATACCATTTCTATTTTTTTCTATCTCTACAATCTGTATATCATTGCCAGTTCTATTTTTTGTAAATTTAAGTAATTCAGGTATTGATATATTTGTACTATTATACTCTTTAAAATCTAAATATTGTTTATCATATCTGTATGAATTATATAACATATACTCTTTTTTTCCATTATGCATTTGCCTTAACATATTAAGACACTCTCTATCAACCATAGGAGACATAGGAGACTTAGGAGACTTAGGAGACTTAGGAGACTTAGGCGTAATTGGTACACTTGGATTAGGAAAAGGAATTGCTGAAGGATTTAGTGTACGTTTTGCAACCATATCTTCGGTATCTCTTGTGCCTCCGGCGCCGCCCGTGCCGCTCGCGCCTCCTGTTGTTTTTTTATGAGTATTATTAATATGTCTTTCTACAATCCTGTGTAATTTTTTAATTATAATAGAATTTAAATAATCTTTTCTATCCATAATAATTTTATAGTTTTCAATTATTTTATTTGAAATTAATATAAATGCATTATTCTTTTTAACGACAATATATGCAATATTTCTATATAATCTTGCATATTTGTCATCAATATTGTTAGTTATTTCTTTGATAACATCAGATTTATTTTGTTTACTATTTCTTGATTTCCAGAAAAAATCACCATTCTTTGTTTTATTGATGGACAATTTAATAATTTTATTATTATTTGCAAATAAATAATGCTTTAGAATAGAAGAAATATACTTCTTTTTAGATGAATTAATTGAAAAATATTTAATATGTTTTTTATTATCTTCAATATCAATAAATATTATATATTTTTCTGCCATTTCTTATTTAATAGCAAATATAATTAGTAATTAATTTATGCAAAAAAAATCTATATTACTTTATTAAGAATGAAAGCAATTGCGATATTTCTACTTTTCATAGGTACTATATTAATAGTTCAAGGATATTATAGTAAAAAAGACAATACATGTGAAAAAGAGAAGGTGATTATTAAATATGTTCCAAGAAGTATATATGAAGACCAAATGAAACCAGAAGAAAGTCTAGAAACTTATTATAAGGGAATGTTTGAAAATATAATATTAAAATAATTATTTTTATCCTTAATATTATTAAATGGATATATTAAGAAATATTGAAAAAAAAATATTAATAATTTTGAGTGATAAAGACAAGATTGATATTTCTAAAATTAATAATTTAAAAGAAGATATAAAGATTTATGTAGACGATATTGATAAAAAAAAAGAGATAATAACTGGTAAGAAAAATAAATATATAGAATTATATCATAATAAAAGATTAAATAATGAAGAAAAATATGAAAAATATTTAATTGAAAAAGAAAATCTTATGAGAGATTTAATAAAACATAAAAATAAATCTAACCTACATGATTATTTAAACAAAAAATTAGAATACATTTCTGACATTCCTAAAATATATACTTATGAGAACATATCATTAGAAGAAAGGCAAGTATCTATCCCTCCCAAGGAACTCAAGGAACCCAAACAACCTAAACAACCTAAGCAACCCAAAGAACCCAAGCAACCTAAACAACCTAAGCAACCCAAGGAACCCAAACAACCTAAAGAACCTAAAGAACCTAAAGAACCTAAGGAACCTAAAGAAACTAAAAAACCTAAGGAACCTAAAGAACCTAAGGAACCTAAGGAACCTAAGGAACCTAAGGAACCTAAGGAACCTAAGGAATGTCCTGAAGGAAAAGAGATAAATCCAGTAACGAAACGTTGTGTTAAAATATGTGACAAAGATAAAATAAGAAATCCTAAAACAGGCAAATGTGAAAAAATAAAGTCTGATAAACAAGATAAGGAATGTCCTGAAGGGAAGGAGATAAATCCTGTAACGAAGCGTTGTGTTAAAATATGTGACAAAGATAAAATAAGAAATCCTAAAACAGGTAAATGTGAAAAAATAAAGTAGATTATTATTTACTACATAATTTAATAAATACTCTCTAACATTTTCATTTTTTCAACTAACATTATATTGCGTAATAATATTAATTATCTTAATATAATATATTATTAGATTAATGTCAGTTTCAACAACTAAACCGCAATTAAATACAGGTAACGAACATAACGATATAAACGACCCCGTTGTACAAGATGTTCTCAATGAATTCCGCGAAGAGTTATTATCTTCTAAAAATAAAGAAAATGGTGTTAATTCTATGCATCAACAAATTATACCACCTCCAAATATGATACCTCAGCAATTAAATAATAATCAACCATTTTATAATAATCCTCCTGGTATGCCCCCTAATATTCTAAGCGTTCCTCCTGGTATGCCAGGAAATTATCAAAATCAACAACCAAATATATTTTATCCTCCTTCAGCATCGCCTTATCAAAATATGAATAAAAATGATTATATGATGTATATAGATATAGAATTAATTAAAAAAAATGTAATAATAGTATTAATAGTATTTTTAATATATCATAGTGGTATAATAAATAACATATATGATAAAATCCCCGATTATTTACAAGAAAATATTACAACCTTTGATGTATATATAAAAACCACATTAATTTTTATAATACTATACTCCATATCTTATTTAGGATATGTATAAAATTCTCTAATAATTATAAGAGTATTTTATATCTTGTACAGACGCCTTACTTTGTCTCGCCGAAACAAAGTAATTATAAACATATAAACAAATTATAATAAATGTTAATATCATAGATATTATGGTAGTACCTAAAATTACACTATAACTATCGGAATCATATATTTCTTTATTAATAACTATGAAAGCAACTATCATAGAATTATATATTAGGACTATGAAAGCATAAACAATCATAAACAAGTGATGACTTGTAAAATATCCCCATAATAATGCAATAACTAGTATTATGCTAGTTATGCTGTATCCAATAATAATGAATACATTTTTAACAATATTATCATTTTCTGTTTGTGTTACAAATGTTTCTTTCATTATATATACTATATATCTAATAATTATTAAGATAATTTATTATCATTATTTATATTTTTGTAAAATTCTTTCACATATATATTTGTTTTGAAAGAATTTTTATCTACATCTATAATCTTTATAGAACTCAAATTTTTAGCACGAGACAAAGCAGTATATGATTGACCGCACGTAAATATATTAGGACCCAAATCTAATTCTAATGCATCTATAGTCATTCCCTGTGATTTATGAATAGATAGAGCATAACATATTCTAACTGGCATATGATTTATAAAAGACTTGTTATTATTATTAAAAATATCGGTATAATAATTAATTTTATGAATATTACCTTCAACATCGCAAATAATTATAAAATCATCGTCTAAATGCTTAATTATACCACGTGTTCCATTTACTAGAGAATTTTCTATATTTATATTTCTAATAATAATTATTTGCGAATTTAAAGTAAGTTCTATCATATACTTATCTCTCTCTTTTTCCATATCAATACTAGCAGTTGCAAAATAAGTTTTTGATATATATCCTTGAGATTTAAGTTTTTCTATTTCAATAATATTAATTTTATCTACGTTAACATTTGTAGGGTATAATTTTGTGGGAATTATTCCATTTTCAAATTTAGTATCTCGCAATTTATTTAATACATTTATTATATTATCTGTACATTTACCCTTCCTAACAATTCTCAAAATATTTTGAAATAGTAAATCATCGCTTTGTCTTATTAATTTTTCTAATAAAATAACCTTAATATTTATCTTATTCCATAATTCAGATAGAAAGCAATATTGACCTTTCACAGGAGCTAATTGGCAGAAATCTCCTATTAAAATCAGTTGAATATTTCCAAAATGTACATCGGTCATTCTTATCATACACAATAATTCAGATATTTTTTCAAATAAATCCTTATCAAGCATAGAGACTTCATCAATAATTAATGTATCTATTTTCAATATATTTTCAAATTTTTTCTTATTTTTTAAAAGATTACTAAATATTTCCTTTGTAGTTCCAGTACCTAAACCGAGTCCCAATAAAGAATGTAGAGTTTGACCCCCTACTATAATTGCAGCAGTTCCAGTCATAGCAGTTATGGCATATTTTTTATCATTATTTCTTAAATATTCCATAATATATTTAATAGTATATGATTTTCCAGTACCCGCAGATCCTGTTAACAATATATTATTTCCATTCATAACACATTCTACTGCATATTTTTGTTCCTTATTTAAAAGTTCCATTATAAAAATAAAACATAATTATAATCATTTTTTATATATAATTATTAAACTACAAATAAAAATTTATATCCATTTATATCCGATACTGAATATAAAAAATTTGAGAAAAACAATTGTTAAATATCTATAATGTTTCAAAAAATTTTTTTATGCCCTTATTTTTTTTGTTATAATTTGATATAAATATATTATTCTTATTTTGGATTCTTTTCACTACCATATTATGGTAGATTTCTTCGTGTGTAGGCGAAAAGTTATAATACCATTTTTTTAAAATCTCTATATCAATTATTTTTCGCGGATTACATTTGTATTCTCTATACATATATAGAATTGCTCTTGAAATAAAACCACGCGAATCATTATTAGGTACAAAAAGTTTATCCTTGTGATTAACATAATTATTATATTCTAATTCTACCCAATTTTTATCACGTTTATCACAATCATCGCGAAACCTATAATTAGACCTATTTACATTTAACGTATTGATTGTTTTAATAATATTATGCATATCATTTGATTGCTTTATGTTTAAAAGACTTTGAGGATAAATATGTTCTGCTGACAAAAATTTGTTCTTTATATCTACTTGAGCAAAATTCTTGTCGGTATAAATAATTGGCATTTTGCTATCATTCAATATAACATCCTTAATAATATTATGTTGCATTCTAAGAGCTAAATTGTAATAACATTTCACTGAACTTGTCATACTACTCAATAGTATAATTATAAGTATATATCGCATATACTATTTATTATATATATTAAGTTTTAATAAAAATACTATCATTTTTTTAACAATATAGTTTTGTAAATAATATTATATTATTATATTATTATAATTATAAAAATTGATAAAGGAATTTGATATACAAATTACCCTTTTACAATATGTTTAAGAACTCATCAAGCGATGCATATTGCGCTGCTTCAGTTACTAACTTTACTGACAAAGATTATTTTGTAAATATTGTTAAGTATTTGGATGGTTATTGTGAACTCAAAAAAATGAGTGAAATTAATAGATCATCAAATACCTTAATTAAATGCGAAACAAATCTCAAAAAAATTGTTAAAGAAAAGAGAAATAGATATAATTGCGATATGTTAAAAAGCAATTTAGTAAAAAAATTTAGATACGAAAATGATAATGAATATCGCAAAACTTTGGATAAACTAAAGAAAAGTACAAAAAATTACAAAACACTTACTGATAAAGAATGTTTCTATATGATGTATAGACAAAATGTTGTATTATATACTAAAAAGATGAATAAATCTTGTTTACCATACTTGGAAGATATTATTTCATATTATTTTCAAGAAAAAAACAAAAGAGATAATTTTGCAAATATTTACATTCAAAAAATGTCATTGTATATATCAAAACATTTATATAATATCATATTATCATTTAATAATAAACTTAAAAATGAGAATATTGTATTATGGTTATCGTAATAATGGATTACATTTCTTACATATATTGAAAATTTAGAATATCACAAACATTATTCGTCGTAATATAATTGTACTATTTCAAGAAGTTTATCTGTTTTATTATTCTCTTGCAACCAATATGCAATAGTTTCTTTTAATGTTTGAAGTCGTGTATTCCATTCAATTTGTTTGGATTTTTTTACACAACATACTCCATGTCCATTTATTGTCCAACACGATGTTACATTTGTTTTATTTTGTTTATAATCATCAGGATTAAATCGGATGAAGATTATATATCTATGACCTACATCTTCAGATAGTTCCATAATGCGTCTATTTTCACATGAACAATCATAATTTATATGCTGATTTTCGTCTATTTCTACAATGATTATTTGATATCCAAGATCTATAAATATATCCGGTCTTCGTCTTGAACATCCTCCGTGAATGCGTTTATCTGTTACGATTTCTATATCAGGAAATTGTTCTTTTACAAAATGCACAACAGCGGTTTCTTTTGTTTTATAATTTCTGGAAACTGGTTTATCAGGAAACAGATGTATATAGCAGTACATACAATATCCTTCATATTTATAACAAGGACGTGTATTACACCATTCAGACAGACATCTTTTATTTTTTATATCTACCATACCATCAAGTTTATGAGTAGCACAATATAGTGCTTTTGATTGACCTTCATAGTTACAATTAGGTTGTGTATTACATCCTTCGTGTATACATCTTTTATGTGTGATATCTATCATACCATCAAGTTTATGAGTAGCACAATATAATGCTTTTGATTGACCTTCATAGTTATAATTAGGACGTGTATTACATCCTTCATGTATACATCTTTCGTGTTTGATATCTACCATACCATCAAGTTTATGAGTAGCACAATATAATGCCTTTGATTGACCTTCATAGTTATAAGCAGGTCGTGTATTACATCCTTCATTTATACATCTTTTATTTTTGATATCTACCATACCATCAAGTTTATGAGTAGCACAATATAATGCTTTTGATTGACCTTCATAGTTATAAACAGGAAGTGTATTACATCCTTCATTTATACATCTTTTACTTATGATATTTACCATACCATCAAGTTTATGAGTAGCACAATATAATGCCGTTGATTGACCTTCGTAGTTATAATGAGGACCTGTCTTACATCCTTCGTGTATACATCTTTTACTTTTGATATCTACCATACCATCAAGTTTATGAGTAGCACAATATAATGCCGTTGATTGACCTTCGTAGTTACAATGAGGTTGTGTCTTACATCCCTCGTGTATACATATACAAGGCATATGAAGTATATTTGTATAAGATTATTAGATAATCAAATATATTATTTATATAATATCATTTTTTTTATAAAGGTCTAAATCAATCTTATGATTATGATTATAATTATAATTAATAATACATAATAAAAATAAATTTTTGTATAAAATTACAATATCATTTTTTTAGCAATATCAGTATAGAGAATACTGAAAAATATATACATATTATGGTGTATATCTTGATTTATATCTGGTTTAAATATATTTAGCAACCTCTTTGATTCAAAATCTCCATGTATCCAATAATGGATCATAAAAGGGTTTGATTCATATTTCCCTTTTTTAACTGAGTTCCAGTCATTAGAGCACGTTATAAGATTATCTAATTTCAGATCATTTATAGGATAAATCAACTCTCTATCATATATAATATTAATATGTTCTCTTAAAATATCTGCATCATTTCCGTTCATATATTTATCCATTATATAACCTCCTCCGAAAATATCAAATTTACTAAAAATATTAATTCCACGATTATCAATAGATTCTGGAATAGAATATAATAATTTATGCAAAAATCTATTATTTTTATTTGCTGCAAAAAAAGCATTGCATAAATACCTGTCAGTATTATATATCAGTTTAGTTTGTTCTGAAGGTTCAAAACTAATATTAAATTTATCTTTTGAAAAATCTATTAATGTATCTAGATCTTTTAAAATCAAAATATCTAAATCAATATATATACCTCCATAATGGTAAAGTATCATTATTCTAGCAATATCACCTCGTTGAACACCTGTCAATGCCAAATTATAAATTTTGTAAAAGTTTGGGTAATGCTCGTTTATTAGTTTAATTATCATTTCATCTGTCCATAAAATAAATTCATAACCTTTATCTTTCAATAATTTAATATTCTCATCTCTAATATACTTGAGAATTTGCGGTAATGGATTATCACTCCATGTTTGATGAATAATCTTCGGAATCATATATATAATATTATACTAAATAATATCTTTATATATTGCATGTAACGAAAGTCACGAAAGTCGCGAAAATTACTTAAGTTAACGCCATTAATGTTTTATCTACAATATAATCAATAATAACTATCATATTTATTAGTTTAACATTACAAAAATCAAAACTAGGAACATATATAGAGGTAATATTAAAGTTACCAAAAATATTAAGAGCCCACATAAATTTAAAAAATATCGTATATAAGAACATACTTATTTTATCATCATACGACCTATAATGTATTAACGTATCGCTGTAATAATATACAGGTAATATATGAAATATTACATTGCAAATCATATATTCTGTTCGTAATAATGTAGAACTAGAAACATTTTTAATAAATTTATTTAAAACAAAGGGTTCTCCATCAATAGTTTCAAATAATACTCTAGGATCGTATATTAAAAAACTATGAAATAATATCATAATTATTAATGAATTATTAGCGATAAATTTGGATATTAATAAATTATTTATTTCAAATATATTAATTAAAATGTAATTTGCAAAGATTATATATATATTCCAATTCGTGTATTGATTAATTTTTCTTTTTATAACATTTATTTTAATAGAACTATTATATTTACTACTTATCATCATTGAAATAAACACCATATAAAGAAAAAAATCAAACTGATCGTTATCTTTATTGTATATCGCTAATTCGTTCATAATACTATATTTTATATAATATTATCTTATATCTTATATATTATTTATTAATTATTATTCCAAAGGCGATGAAGTTATGGACATTCCACAATATTCTACATTTTTTATTTTAAAATCCTGTTTAATATATAATCCTATATTTATGGCTTCTTCTAAAATCCATCTAAAATTATCCCAAAATTCTTCTGTATGTCCTATACTTTCAGTCGCCAAATGCGCAAATTCGTGCAATACTACAAAAAATAATGTATTTATATCCACCAACTTGTCATTATTACGCAAACACAAAATAATTTGCTCTCCCTTATTTATAGAATAACTAGTGTAACCGGGAGTAGTAACACCTTCCTTCAATCTATCCGGTCTAAAATTTTTTTTTAATTGTTTGATTCTATTATCGTTCTTTCCATAAGATTTTTCCAAATGCTCCATCAATATAACTAATTTTTCTCTTATTTTTGCAATTAAATTTGCCGCCTCTAAAGAATCATCTTTTATTTGGACAATATATTCCTTATTATCTACGTTACTTTTTACTGTTATTAATCCGTAATTTGCGTAATAATTATAAATATAGTAGATTCCGATTATAGTTGCTATAATTATGATAAACCCTTCTATGTTAATTTCCATACTTCTATTACTTATAATAAAATTAAAAATTGATTAATATATTATTTAAATAATTAATCAATATAACCTATTATAATGGATTTTCCAAGAAAAAGCTACGAACCTTTAGATAAAAAACCTATAGAATTTCAAATAACAGATATATATATTCCCGAGGGAGATAGAATAAAGGATAAGGATTTTGAAGAACTATATTCTATGATATTATTTGGTGTTTGTGATAATGGTGCAACAATATCAACGAAGGTAAATTGTTTCAAACCATTCTTTTATATTAAACCACCTGAAACGTGGGAAAAATATAATGATAACGTATTTGAAGCAAAAGTAAGTGAATTGAAGAATGTAATTTTAAATGATAAATATACGGCGTCATTTAATGGTAATAAATATGAAAAGAAAATTATACCTAATAATATGTTATCTCATTTTTCAAGTATTTCAATTGTTGAAAAGAAGGATTTTTGGGGATTTACAAATAATAAACTATTCAGATTTATTAAATTATCTGTAAAATCTCTCAAGTTATACAATAACCTAAAATACTATTTTAAAACATTGGAGAAGCAAGGTTTCAAAGCATATGAAAGCAATATAGACCCTTTCCTTAAATATATCCATATTCAAAATATCAAACCTTGTGGATGGGTTAAAATTGATAAATATGAAATTGTAGATGATACCAGTCGTTGCGATTATAATATTAGCGTAGATGGTAAGCATATTATTCCTTTAGAAAGTAATAAAATTGCACCTATTCTTATAACGTCTTTTGATATTGAATGTACCAGTAGTCATGGAGATTTTCCAGTTGCTAAAAAGAATTATAGTAAGGTTGCGCAAGATTTGGCATTAGTAGCAAAAGCAGGTTATGAATACACTAGCGATTTTATTATATACTGGATTAAATCTATATATAGAAACGATGTTATCATAGATGAAAAAACCAATTTAAAAATTAATCGCGTATATGCTAAGAGAAAAATAACTCAAGAATATATTGACAAAATAGCATCATTGTTAAATGAAAAGATGTCAGATATTATAGATATTTTAGATAAAATTTCTGCATCTATAAAAAATGAAAAACCAGGAATTACTGAAGATATTACTTTAGATGATAATGATTGTAATGACGATGATGATTGCAATATGACTATTGCACAATTGAACGAAGAAGAATCTAAACTTGCAAAAATTTTAGATAAAATTTTGACACCACTTGAAGGAGATAAAATTATTCAGATAGGAACTACAGTCCATATGTATGGTTCAGATAAAATCGTATATAAAAATATTATTACATTGGATACATGCGATTCAATTGATAATTGTGTAGTAGAACCATGCAAAACAGAGAAAGAATTATTAATTAATTGGAAAAAATTAATGAATGAATTGAACTCGGATATCGTAACAGGATATAATATATTTGGTTTTGATATGCCCTATATTTGGGACAGAGCAGTAGAATTGGGTATAATAGAAGAATTTGAAATTGGATGGGGAAGAATATTCGGACGTAAAACTGCCCTCGTAGAACAAAAATTGTCATCTTCTGCACTAGGTGACAATATATTGAAGTATATTGATATGGACGGTGTGGTTTTAATAGACTTATTGAAGGTTATGCAAAGAGAACAAAAATTGGATAGTTATAAATTAGATAATGTCGCATCAATATTTTTAGGAGATAATAAGAATGATTTGAAACCGCAAGAAATTTTTAACAAATTTAAAGGAAATTCAAGAGATCGTTGTGAAATTGCAGAATATTGTATTCAAGATTGTTGTCTAGTTAATAGATTAATTCATAAATTAAAAATTATTGAAAACAATATTGGAATGGGAAATGTATGCTTAGTTCCATTAAATTATTTGTTTCGCAGAGGACAAGGTATCAAGATATTTTCTCTTATAGCAAAACAATGTATGGAAAGAAATTCATTAATTCCTACCATCAAATCTTATAATGATAATCTTATTGATGTAGATGATGGATACGAAGGTGCTGTTGTACTAGAACCAAAAGAAGGGATTTATTTAAATGAACCAATTGTCGTATTTGATTATGGTTCTCTATATCCATCATCTATGATTTCCAGAAATTTATCTCACGATTGCTTTTTAATGGATGAAAAATATAGAGTTGAAGATCCTAATATAGAATATAAAAACATTTATTATGATATATACGAAGGAAAAGGAGACAAAAAGAAAAAGGTAGGAGAAAAAGAGTGTACCTTTATCCAGTATAAAGATGGGAAAAAAGGTATTATTGCAGATATTTTAGATATGCTCTTAGTTGAAAGAAAAAACACTAGGAAAAAAATTGAATATAAGACTATTAAAGATGTGTCAAACAATACATATATCGGATTATGTAGCGATAAAGGAGATACTTATAATGTAGTAAATATTGATACTGGAGAAAATCATAATATTGAAAAAAATAAAGTTGTATCTATTGAAGATACGTATAATAGTTTTGAACAAGATGTTTTAGATTCAAGACAGATTGCTTATAAAATAACTGCAAACTCTTTATACGGACAGATTGGTGCTAGAACTTCGTCTATATATCTTAAGGAAATAGCAGCATGTACAACTGCAACAGGTAGAGATATGATTATGTTGGCGAAAAAATTCGTAGAAGATAATTATGGTGCTGATGTAATATATGGAGATACTGATTCAATATTCTGTAAATTTCCATTGAAAGACGAAGAAGGAAATATTGTATTAGGAAAAGATGCATTGCCTTACGCTATTAAAATGGGAAAGAAAGTTGAAAAAGAAATTGCTAAAATAATGCCAAAACCTCAAAAATTAAATTATGAGAAATCACTATATCCTTTCATACTCTTAAGCAAAAAGAGATATGTTGGGAATCTATATGAAACAGATGTAAATAGTTTTAAGCAAAAATCAATGGGTATCGTATTGAAAAGACGCGATAATGCACATATTGTTAAGAAAATATATGGAGGAGTTATTGATATTATTTTACAAAAACAAGATTTGAGAGCATCTATAGAATTTCTCAACGAAGAACTAAAAGACTTAGTAGAAGGTAAAACATCTATTAATGAACTTATAATTACTAAGAGTATAAAAGCATCTTATAAAGACCCTTCAAAAATAGCACACAAGGTTTTGGCAGATAGAATTGGTGCGAGAGACCCTGGTAATCGCCCGTGTGTAAATGAAAGAATACCATTTGTATATATTAAAACGAATAATCAAAATTCTCTTCAAGGAGATAGGATAGAAAATCCAGAATATATCAAAGAAAATAATTTGACACCAGATTACCTACATTATATTACAAATCAAATTATGAAACCTATTATACAATTATACGCGCTTTGCATTGACCATCTGCCCGGATATGATAAAGACGATGAATATTGGAATAATATAGATCTAGAATTGCAGGGAAAACCAATGTACAGCGATGAACAACGAAGGAAAAATAGAATACAAAGTCTAAAATTATTAGCAGTCAAGGAATTATTATTTGATAAATATATCAATATACTAAGTGAACCTAAAATTAAAAAGATTTCAAAGGTAAAAGCAAAAAGTAAGGCGAAAGAACAATTGACAATTCAAGATATAAATTGTGATTGTGATAATGGAGATGAAATAATATCATTAGAAAAAGAAAAATTGAAAAAACAGGACAAAACAATTGAACCAGGAGTTTTGAAGGCGGATGTTAAAATAGTGAAAAATATAAAAAGCGGGTTGATTTTGGCAGAAGCATATATTTGTGATGGAACACATAAGGTTTGGAGATATAAAAAAGAAAATTGTAAAGATAAGACTAAAGAATATCTAAATATTGTGAGAAAAATTATTAATTATAATAAAGATATAAAATATATTATTACAATTAATAATAAAAAATTCCTAACAGAATATAGTAATGCAGTTGTATATTATAAAGATTTAGAAACCAGTAAGGAAACAAATATATTGAAGAATATGTTTGAAAATCAAAATATTGGCGATATTAAAATTATTAATTACATTAGATTATTTAGTGATATTATTGAGGATTACAAATCATTTACATTATTAGCAAAATAAGTATTTAATAATTATACTCGCTTTCTCTTTACCTACTCCATCTATTTTACAAAGTTCTTTATTTTTATCTTCGCAATCATTTAACTTAGTAATTAATTCTATCATATTTGGATAAATTTTTGATATATTTTTTGCAATTACGTTAGATATATGAGGTATCTGCGACAATTGCATAATATAACAGGTATTAACATCAATATTATCTATCTTCTTCTTTTTTAATTTTATAAAATCTGTATAACTTGATGTATCTGTAAAAGATTGTGACATTGAAGATGTGGCAGATATTTCTGTATTAGCATTATTTGACGAACTAATAAATTTTTTAGGATTATCAATCATTTTAATAGCGATAGAAAGGATAAGAGTAACTGTTTCACTTATATTTTTAGTAAATAATATTCTAATATTATCTCTGAATAAGGTATTTATATAAGCTCCTTGTATTGTTGACTTGTTTTTAGAATACACCTTTGAAGATATTATATCATCCTCTTCAATAATATACGATAAATACTTTTGATTATATGTAGATAACATCCTTGCTTTTTGTTCACGATATCTTCCGTCGTGTATAGATGAAATTAAGTCTCTTATTGTTTTTCTTTCAAATATATATAAGTTTTCATTAAATTTTATATGAATATCCCCAATACAAATAGTCTCTTTGACAATACTTATTTTATCCTTATAAATATCTAAATCTCTATCTATAATATCATCATATAAAGCATTCTCTCGTGTATCAACAAATATTAACAAGTTATCCATTATTTATTAAAATATATATATTTTATATGTTATATATAATAGATTATATATAATAAAATGTTAAATAATGATGAAATAATAACATATATTTGTATAATATTAAGTTTTATAAATATATCAATATTATTTTACGTATATTTTATTGACAAAAATAAAATACAATATTTGTTTTATATATTTAATATTTTTATATTCTTCCTTATCATATTTATAATATACTTTTCTATGCAACAAAATAATAAGGAAAATATTATTGAATTTAATGTCTTTTATTATTTAAGAATAATTTTAATAATATTAAATTTAATATGTTTCAGTTTTTATATTAAATATTTTTTAACAGATAATATAAAAACAAAAAAAATAATAGGAGGAGGAGGTGATGGAGGTAAATTAGATGTTTATTCTAATAAAATTAAAGGCGGAGGTTATACAGTATCTTTAGCGGCATCTTTAAAAGATCTTGCATTAAAAAGTAATGCAGACATTAATACTAAAACATTTAAAGATATGGCAAAAAATATTGTTGCATCAATATTAGATACTAGCAGTTACTCATCTGAATTATCTGGTAACAAAAATAAAAAAATATATAATAATGAGTTAATTTCTCTATTTATAACATATGTAATACATATATTACAAAAACCAAGTAATCTGCAACAACAATTGCAAAGTAATTATAATATTGACGATTCATTAGCGGCAAATATTAATCGTCATATGTATAATTATTTAAGCGACGAAATTATTCTACGTTCTTATCCAAAAGAGACTTTTAATGATTTTGGAAAAGAATTATATGTTACTCTTGATAACGAGTTAGAATATCAACAATAATTATATGTATAAATATATGTAAATTACTAAACTATTGATTTTTGTGTATATGTTTCATAGTTCTATTTATAAACTTTTCTACAATTGTGTTTAAAATATGTTTAGCATCATCACCCTTAATTTCATTATTAATTTTTTCTATCAAAAATTTACTTTCTCTTTTAATGTTAATTTTCTTATTATATGTCTGTCTATCCTTGCTCGCTTTGATATAACTGATAATAATATCTACGGAATTTTTTTTATTAAAATCTATTATTTCAAAATAATTATTGTAAATTAAATTATATATTAGCATTTTTGTATTTATTATATCTATAATTTTATAGTTTTTCTTATAATTCGTAATAGAATTATCAAAACCATAATCAAATATTATATAATTTATTTCTGATGCAGTCATAGCATTTATTCTATCATTAACATATATTGATAATATATTTTTTAATTTATATTGATCGGAATTAGAACTTTTATCCTTCATATGTTTAATTATATTTTCTGATATGTTGCATAATCTTCTATGATTAGTGATATTTATATTTAGAGTATTATCTTTAACAGACCTAATGTAAAACATAATTATATAGTAATATATAATTATTTATCAATTTTTAATTATATACAATTATCGTGATCTGTTGTAAATGTTTTCACATAAGTTTTAAAAGGACCCTTGTCACACTCTCCTAATAATTGAAAATCATAATTACATTTTTTTTCTACATTTTTAGTAGTCTTTGCTTTTGATTGGTAATTAAATAACTCGTGGGAATTTACTTGGTTTCTAAAAGTATCGCTTATCCCATATTGATATATCCAATCTCCCTCTTGAAACTCATCTTTCTTATATATGCAACTTTTTTTACCGATAGACATTCCTGATAAAATATCATTTTCCATATTCTTGATATCACATATATTTTTAAAATAGTTATGGTAATTTTCACATAATTCTAAATTTATATTATTATCAAATAATAATCTCTGTTTATCGGTATAATTTTTTGATAATAAACTCATATTTTTACATGATATTTTTGAACTTAAATCTTTTGAATTATACTCTTTGTTGTATTCTAATTCATAATATTTATTCATAATTCTATCTATATTATAATATATATTAATATTATAATGGGTTAAAACGTGAATATAACCTGGGAAAAGATAATATTATTTATAAATATAAATAATAGTTGTTATATTTAGAAGAATTACGCATATTTTAATGATTTTAAACTTGAGAGAAAATAATAAAGATGAAATAGAAGAACTTATTAATAATCACGATAATGTTGTTATATTATATTATTCTGTTATGTGTTATTATTGCAATCTTTTGAAACCTACCTGGATTAAATTATGCGAATTTCTAAAAGATAAAAAGAATATTGTTATAATTAATGTTGAATCTTCAAATATAAGACATTTTAAAAAAAAGTATATAAAAGGGATTACAGGATATCCTACGATAATAAAATATTGTAAAGGAAAAAAAAAGAGCGAATACAATGGAAATAGACAACTATCGGATTTAAAAAAATTTGCGAAAAAATAATTTAAGGATAAATAGAGAATATTATATATAATGGATAATTTGAATATAGTTGACGATATTATAAATAATAAAAATAACGAACCTTCTCCAGAAGAATTAGAAACTTTTAAAAATCTAGTAAATGATTGGTTTAAATATGATGACCAAATAAGAAAATTAAGTATCGCTATGAAGGAGCGTAAAAATTATCAGCGCGTATTAAACAATAAGATAGAAGAATTTATGTTTAATTATAAATATAACGATTTGAATACACAACACGGAAGAATTAAAACTAATGTAAAGGAATGTAAAGTACCTATTAAAATGAACGATATAAAAAATAAGATTATAAAATATAATGAATTATCGGGGGAAGAATTACTTAAAAAGATTTTTGATGATGAACGCGAAACTATTTTAAAAAAGCATATTAAACGTGTAATTCCTAAAGTATCTTTGACCTTATAATTTTTTATGAAAATATATAATATATATTTACTCACATGGTTGTTTTTTCCATTTAATGCAATACGCTGTACAGATAGTTAAAGCATAATATCCTCTAATATAGCAACCTTTTTTTCTTTCCATTTTATCGAAATGTATAGGAAATCTTTCTTTGAACATTTCTTCAATTTCATAATTTTTTTTACTATGGAACATAAAATTTCGAATAATATCTATAGAATAATTAGATACTATCTCGTTGATATATTCTTGTAAAGCATCCAATACTTTAAAATAGTAAATACGCAAATATTTATCATAAAAGTATTTATATTTTTCATCTTCTACATCATATTCAATATCCTTCATTGTATATTTAAAATCAATGATTTTATCATTAATATCTGGTACTATCAAATGATTTATAAAACAGATCTCGTTGTTCTCAAAACTATATACAATATTGCATTTCCTTTTTTTTGATAATGTAATAATATCTTTTTGAATTTCTTCGGGTAATTCATGGAGAAAATTTCCAGTAAAAATACTCATCTCTAAAATTTAACTGATATAATTTATATAATAAAATATATATATCAATTTTTATTACAAGATAAAAAATATATAACAATAGATGATATTATACTAATAACAAGTTTATGAAAAGCATTCGCAATTATTTTTATTATGTATAGTACTTCTAAATATATCATATTCATATGATGTAGAATAATATGCATTTTTAATATTATTTTTAATTATAGCACTTTGACAATTTAGACACGGGCGTGAATATTTCAATGGATTATCTAGACTTTTCGGACCTATTCTAACAACATATATATCACAATCATTCAATATACCTTTGTATTTTTTCTTTATTTTAGAAATTGCAGAAACTTCTGCGTGCATACTAAAATCCTTAATATAATAATTATATCCTGAAGAAATAATTTTATCTTTGTATACAATTATAGCACCATGTTTATGAGTATAAACAGGAGATTTTGATGCTACTTTAGCGGCAATATTCAAATATCTTCTTTGCTTTTCGTTTGAAATTTTAACACAAGTATCATCATTGCATTCAAAATATTTAGATGTAAAATATCCTAGATTTTTAGAATTATAACTTTCTGTTCCACATTTGTATTTTGGAGTACGTATTTTTGTAGAATTACTCTGTGCATTCCTATCGTCAATCATTATAAGTATCAATTATAATATGTATTATATAATTAGATTTTATATATATAAATTATAAATATATCTTATCAATTTTTATCACAATTATAATAATTAATCTGATTTATTCATTTCGCACCATTTCATGTTCATAACATAAATTATGAACTTTTAATGGTACAGTTCTACCCACTCGTTGTGCTCTTCCAATTGCCTGGCGTTTATCGGCTGCCATTGAATGTAATATAATTACATCTGTTGCAATACTAATATCTATTCCTGAACCAGCATATTGCGTTGTTAATAAAATAACATTTGTATTTTTATATTTAAAGTTATTAAGAATATTCATCATCTGGTTAGTATTGCCTTTAAGACATGCGTGATTAATGTTGTTCGCTGTTAAAATTGCTGTTATCTTAGAAAATGCAGCATCAACTCTACTAAAAATAATAAACTTCCCTGTTTTATTATTTAAAATTAATTCAATGAGTGTGTCTTCTTTACTTAAAATTCCCTTACCAATCACATCCTTATTAATTATTTTTTGTTCTTCAATTTTAATTGGTACTATAGCAGTTAGATTTTCTGTACTTTTAATTTCTGTACGACACGTCGGGCATTTCTTGATATTATCATTTTGTATTGAAGTATTCAATAGATTAATTATGCAAGGGCCGCAAAAAATATGTGTGCAATCTAATAAAATAGGATGTGTAATATTATCTAAACAAATTGCACAAGTTTTATTTTCTATTTCTGATATTCTATCTGTTAAGTCTTTTAATTTTTCTTTTAAATTATTTAATTCAACGTCAATTAAATTTAATTTATTTGTTTTAACATCTTCTGGTATATCCAATAACGATACATAATCGCGTTCCTTGCATTTATTATGTATCGCCTTATTCATATCAGCACATATTAAGTTTGCAATACCCGCCTCTGTTTCATTTTTACCACCTAAATCTTTAATAGCACCTGATATATCATTTGCATTGATTTTTTCTAGAATACTTTGATTAATATATGGTATGATTGCTTTTGAATAATTTGACATTTTACATAAATAAAAATTTTCAATAATTGGTGGAACATTAAAACTCTGTTTAACAAAATCTTTATTACATTTAACTAAAATAAAATTCAAATACTCTTCTTTTATTAATTCTTTTATGTTATGATGTAAAGAATTAGAAGATGAATATAAACGATCACATATATTTAAATATGTCCCGCTAATTAACCATAGATATAAATAAGATAGCGTTTCAATTTTATTTATAATATCATGACATTCGTCAATAATAACACGTTTCCAATTATAAATATATGAAGAGTGTCTAGAGTCTTTAAATATGCTGAGATAGTAAGGGTCATAATATTTAAATAATGTTGTTAATGTAGTATTTTTAATAAGAACAACATCATATTTATTAAAAAATTCTATAATTTCTTCTTCATTTCCGTTAAATTTAGGCATATTTTTATTAATAAAATTTAAATTATCTATCGCTAAATATTTCAAATCTGTTTGTTCTCGCAATGTCCTTTCCCATTGAACATAAACAGGGCCTCTAGGAACAATAATTAATGTTGAACTTATCATATTATTTTGAATAGGAACATTTTTATTACTTGAAGTTAATTTAAAATAATTATATTTCTTACTGCTATGTTGACTTATAATTTTTTGATCATTGATAAATATGTTATTTAATTTATTGTGTGCGACAATAGATAATGCCGTCAATGTTTTTCCATAACCTACAATATCTCCCAAAATACCTATGTTAGATTCAATTTCTTCTCCACTAGAATATTTAATTTTTCTAATATTTTCCATCATAGTTGCTTTATATACGCACGCTAATTGATGGGGTTTTAATTCTCTTTTAATTTTTACCGGTTGTGAAATTCTAGGAGAATCATAATCTAATTCTGTATTATATATTACATTGTCATAATTATAATTGTCATCAAACATTTAATATATATATATTATATAATATGCAAATATATTTTATATACATTTTAGATTTCGCACGCAATTGCGTATAAAATGATATAAGAAATATTTTTATATATAAAACATAATGGAAGAAACTAATAAAACTACAGTAACAGAAGAAATTGAAAAACCTATATTAAAAAAGATTGTATTTGCCTTACCTGGCGACAATTTCAGTTCTAAATTTTTAATTTCATGGACTGCGACAATTAGCAAAGTTCTTGAAATGCAAAAATATGATATAATAATTTCTCCTGCAACAGGTTCATTTGTTTCATTTGTAAGAATGAAAACATTAGGTCTTGATACTCTAAGAGGGGAAGGTCAAAAACCTTTTAATAATCAAGATTTTGATATATGGATTACCATAGATAGTGATATTATATTTACTCCAGAGCAAGTAATAGAATTAATTGAATCTACAGAACATCATCCTGTAGTTGCAGGAATGTACAGAATGTCTGATTTAACTAATTATGCTTTTGTTAAAGATTGGGATACAAATTATTTCAAAGAAAATGGTACATTTAAATTTATTACTCCTGAAGAAATAGAATCATGGAAAAAAGAGACAGGATTTAAATACTACCCAGTTTATTATAGCGGTATGGGATTTATGGCAGTTAAAAAAGAGGTTTTTGATAAAATGGAATATCCATATTTTGACTCTGATTTAACAGTAATAATTACAGATGATGGAAAAACACTAAAAGATATCTGTAGTGAAGATGTAGGTTTTTCTAAAAATATAATTAAAGCAGGGTATCAAATAATGATAAACACAGATATTCGTGTAGGACATCTTAAACAACTTGTTATCTAAGAAAAGCGTACATCATCTTACAATATAAATATGGAACTAATATTTTAAAATATTAATTAAATTATAGAGCATAATGAATAATTTTTTCCCATTAATAGAAAACATTAATAGTTATTATTCTATAGCAGTAATTTTCATATTATATTTATTATATTATTTTATATCAAATTCGTTTATGATATTGATGCTAATATTTATAGGTATATTAATAGGTTTTTATATTGTATATATAATGAGAGATACTATACCATATTTCTATAAAATGATACCTGTATAATTATTTTTTCTTTTTCCGACCTCCTTTAATAACAGGATTTTCTATTTTATTTTCAGGTATTTTAATTGTCTCGTTTTTTGAATTATATAATTTGGTAGAATTTGTACTTTTAGATGAATTAGAAGATTTTGTAGATTCAGTATCAGACGATTTTGTAGAATCAGTATCTGACGATTTTGCAGAACTAGTTCTTTGAATTATATTTTCAATATTATTAACATTTTGTACATTATTTGTTTTATTATCTTTGTTTTCATCATTCTTTTGTGTTGAAAAAATATCAAATATTGATTTTTGTGATTCAGGTTCATTTGGTTCATCAGATTTTTTAAATTGTTCTATAAAAGGTACATTTGACTCCTTAGATTCTTTTAATTCTGATGTTTTTTGCAAAGGATATTCTGGATTATTGAGAGTTCTGGTAGAAGATTCGGGTTGATCAGTATTTGGAGCGAAAATGGACATAAACGAAGAAGATTGTCTAGAAGGTTCTTGAACTATAGGTTGAGGTACTATAGATTGAACGTTTGGTGCTGTTACAGCAACTGCAGTAGCAGCAGGAGCGAACATAGACATAAATGATGAAGATTGTCTAGAAGGTTCTTGAACTATAGGTTGAGGTACTGCAGATTTAGTTTTTTCAGTAGGTGCTGGAGAGAACATAGACATAAATGATGAAGATTGTCTAGAAGGTTCTTGAACTATAGGTTGAGGTACTACAGATTGAGCTTTTTCAGTAGGTGTAGGAGAGAACATAGACATAAATGATGAAGATTGTCTGGAAGGTTCTTGAACCATAGGTTGAGGTACTACGGATTGAACTTTTTCAATAGGTGCAGGAGCAAACATAGACATAAACGACGAAGGTTGTTCTTTTGTAACATCTTGTGATTTTATCATTACTTCGCGAGGTATTTTATATTCTTCATTAACAGGTGGATTTACATAAGATGCAGGTGTTTCAGCAACTTGTGTAGTATTATATGAAAAATAATAGTAATACACACCTAAAATAATAATCATTAAAAATATTAATATTCCAAAACCAACCAAAACCCATTTAAATTTATCCATTAAACCTTTGCTTTCTGTTCCTTCGTCTTTCTTAGGTTCTTCTTTAGGAGGTTCTACAGGTTTAACAGGTGTTACATTAGATTTATCAGGTTCATCCGATTCTTCATTATCTGTATCATTTGTTTCATCTGAACTATATTGAGCACCTGAAGCAAATATTGTATCTTGTTCTTCTCTTTTTGTCTTCAAATCATTTAATCCTCTTAGCAATATATCTTCTTTCTTTTCTGTAGCAGTTATGAAATCTTCTATATTTTTACTTAATAACGAAATTAAATTATTATATAATTTATCCTGATTATTATTTGCAGGAATTAATTTAGAATTATCATTATTACTTTTATTATCTTTCTCTAATAATGATATTAATTCATTAATTAATAATGTCATTTACTATATGTTCTATATTATTAAATTATAAAATAATATGTTTTTCTTCTTTATAGATTAGATATATAAATGGAATTACTCAAACCTATCTTTGTTAAAAGATGGGTTACTGAAAATAAATATATCGAATATGTATTTGATAATAATCCAAATAATAATTATAAATCAGCAATAGTATTAAAAGAATATATTTTTAGAGATATTAATATTAAAGAAACTATAGATAAATTAGCATATCATATATTTAATTATGAAAATAAAATATCAGGAAACATTTCATATCCTTACTATGCTTGGTCGTCTATAAATAATGTAGAACAACCTATACTATTTAATATAAAAAAAATTGTATGGAAAGGATATCACGAAAACCCTTTTAAATCAAATAACAGAGATTCTCAACAATTAAAAGAACCCATTGAATATTTATATAACGAAGATATATTAAATATAGATAAGATTAATATAGTATTTTATAATGATTTTAAATACGATATTAAATATTATTATCCTGATAATAAACAAACTATTAATTTAAATAAAAAATTAGAAGATTCTACTATCGCATTATATAGAAGCGAACTAATTAAAACTAAAGAAAAAAAGGAAGAGTATTTTGATATTTCTTTTTCTTATAAATACGAAATTGATTCGTTAATAGTACTCTTTGATAATTTAAAAACAACAGATAATATGCAGTTAATACAATTAATTAATAACAATAATGCAGTATATAAAATTAATAAAAATCATACGATAGAAGATAGAGAATTATCTAAAATATTTAATTTAGATAAAAAAGACGAGGGAATAAATATATATTATAAAAATGAAAAAATAAAATTAAATATTTCAAAAGACGGGGTTTTTACAATATACATAAAACCTCATATGGACAAAGGTGAAAATATATCGGTTATAAATAAAATAAAAAATGAAATAGTTGAATATCTTAAAAGTTATTTTAAAATAAATACAGAAGATTTTAAAATTAATAATATTAATTCTAGAATAACGTATTCTATAGATTATGCTGATATATCTTTAATAAAAAAAATAGGTACATACGCTAATATTTTTCAAGATTATGAAAAAATTAAGGATAATAATAAGAAAAATAACGGAAATTATATATATAAAAGAACAGATAACATAGATATAGAAAATTACATTAGAAATCGTAAGAATTATAGAAAAATATCAACAGACGAAATATTAAAGGAACTAAGGAATATAGGTATAAACAAAACAGCAAATGATGTTAATGAAATTATTAAAAATATGGATGAAATGGAAATTTATAAATTAAATAAGCAAAATAATAAGGAATTTAATTCAACAATAGATGTTATTGTAAATGCAGATAACATTGAAATAGTAACTAATAATTTTAAATCATTTTTTGAATTAGAAAATTTAAAATATTGGTTGATTAGAATAATAGAAAATTCTAGAATTGCAAAACCTCCTAAAGCAAAAAAAGATAGTCCTAAGAAAAAGAATTCTCCTATAATAACAAAAAAAAGCAGTTCTTCATCTAAAAAATCTTCTAAATCTTCATCAAGTAAAAATAAAGATACTAGCGATAGCAGTTATAGTATAAAAAGCGATGAAGTTGCTAGAAGTGATAGTTCTTATGGAGGAGGAAAAAATAAGGAACATTATTTAATAAATAAATTGAAAATTGCAGATAAGGAACTATGGAACGGAGATAATCCACCTAGACGTTGTCAAAGACCAAAACAACCTGTTGTTTTAACTGAAAGTGAAATGGAAGAACTAAAAAAATATGGAAAAGAAAAAATATTAGATAATATCATTAAACATGGTAGTAATAATGATAATTTAAATTATTATACGTGTCCGCGCATATGGTGTCCTATAAGTAATATACCATTAGATGAAAGTATTCCTAAAAAAGATTTAAAATGTCCTGATGACAACGAAGAACCAATTATGATGAACGAAATTATGAAAAATTCCAACAATCCGCGTTATGCATATATAATAAATAAACATAATCTTCCTTGTTGTGGTAATAAAGACCCTGAATTAAAGAAAAAATCTATTAATAAAGTTGAAAATGTCACTGATATTGCAATAAAGGGGAAAAGAGGTAGAAAAGCAAAACCTAAAAAGGATGCAATTTACGAAATACAAAGTGATAATAGTGATAATAGTCACAATAGTGATCATAATGTAGCGAATAAAAGCAAAGATAAGGAAGAAATTAATGCTGTAAGTAATAATTATATTATGACGCAAGTACCTGTTATATTTAAAAATAGGTATGGTAATATTCGGAAAGAATTATATAACGTGCTCTATGATGATTACAAAGAGTATATGGCGAATTGTGTAAATCGTAATAATATAAATAAACATAATTGCACATTAAGAAAGGGATTAAAAGATATTGCAGCATCTAATAAAAAATTTAATAATTATGATAATATTGTAGATGTCGTCGCTTTTTTATTAAATAAATCAAGAGATGGATTAATAAAAGATATAGAGAAAAAATTAGATATTATTCTATTTTTATCACTTGAGAATGGAAATGTATTTAAAGATTTTGCAGATAATGAACCCGTAATTCCTGAAAAAAATGAAGAATTGTATATTGAATTTTTAAATAAGTTTGATAATAAACTTCTAAGTTTTCCAAAAATAGAAGAAAATTTTAAAAAGGCATTGTATAAAAAATCGCGATTATTATATATATATAATGCTTATAAAAAATTTATAAATTATTTAAAATCAACTGATAGTAAATACGATAAAAATATTCAATATATTTTTTCACTAGTTGCTATATTATATAAAAAGTTAATTATATCTTGGGAAATTGAAAAAGGTACTGATAATGGTGTGCAAATTATTTGTCCATATTATACGAATGTTAATGATTTAATTCCTTATTTGGGAAAAACTCCTAAGATGATTATGATATACAAAGACAATAATAATGATAAAGATAATATAAATAATCCGATATATGAACCTTTAGTATCAAAATCTATCAATTCTACATCAGATATTAAGCATTATAATCTAGACGAACACGAAAATATCAAAAATATTTTAAATAAATGTTCTGATAATATAAATTATAATAACATAGACCTGTATGATAATAGACAAAATATAAAAGCAATAATACGTCGTGTAAATAATAAGGAAAATCTAAGTATATCAAGTAATTCTAGTAACTCTGGAAATTCTGATAAATTAGGTAGTATATATGGTTTTAAAACACTTATAATAAACAGAGACTTGTCTATAGATAAAATAATTTTAAATAACAATATAATTATTAAATTCAAAAAACAATCAATAATAATTATAAATTTGTTAATAGAATTCTTTAATATAAAAAATGTGGTTTTTAGTGAAGATATTATAGACCAAGAGTATACTATAACTATTAAGAAAGATATACATAAAGAATTTGAAGATGATGCAAAACTTCTTGGAATAAATATTGAAAAATTTGAAATCATTAAAGAGACAAAAAATAACATAAGAGGGAAAATTAAATTTACCGATTATGATTTAGATGATAATGTATTGCTAAATAGCGATTATTTTAATAAATATCATAAATATGTAAATAAGAACGATGAAACTATCAAAAGAATGTATGAAATTAGAAAATATATTAAGGGTAAATTATTGAATAGCAGATACACAGACGAATACTATAATAAATTATCTAAAAATTCTAGAACACATATTATAAATACCTTACTGGAAGATGTTATAGGATATGATAAATATAGTAAAAGAGAATTACAAATAATATTAGAAGAGATAGATATATACTCTATAAAAAGTATAAAAAAATGGTATTCTTTATCTTTGGGAAATTTTAAATATGATTATATTAATGATATTTCAGAAAATATCATAGAGACTGATAGCGAATTAATATTTTCACAATATATTATTTCTAATAATATCCCAAAAAATATAATAAGTTACAAAGATTATTATCCAAACAATATAAATGATGTGAAGAATCCAATTGATAAGGTATACAATATAAAATACGAATTAAAAAACAATATAGTTAAAAATATACCAAAAATATTCAAGGGAATTGAAATTGAATTAAATTCCAAATGGAAAAAATATACTAAAAAAATATGGTCTAAATTGAGATATATTAAGGTAGAATATGATAAGAATTATATTAAAGAGTTATACGAGTTTTTAATAAATTATGATAAAAAATTAATAACAAATATTTATAAATATAATGATATTATAAATTACACATATGACGAATATGAAAGTATATTGTGTAATAATTTGAATAGTAGTGATGCAAAGAGGAAAAATAATAAATTAATTGAACAATTATTTAAAGATCCGCATTTCTATAACTTATATATCAAATCAATGAATGTTATTAATAATTCAAATAAAAATTTTAAAACATTGAAGGCATTTTTTGAAACATATTTTAATAATAGCGAGATAGAAGAAAGAAGATATATTATTCATCATATTAAACAAGAAAACCCAATTAAATATTTTGGAGATGTAACATTAAAATTAATATCAAAATGGTTAAATATAAATATATTTATAATATATGAGAGATTAGAATACGGTAAAGGTGTTGATATTGAAAAAAGGGCGGGAAACAAGGATTTAAATCTTACCTCAGCATTTTACAGAGCAGGTACTAAAAAGAATAATATATTAAAACGCCCTTTAATAATGCTCTATAGAAAAAAGAACAAAGTGAATAATATATCATATTATTTAATAAAAGTTAATGAAAGCAACACATATATATATAATGAATTAGACGATGCCCCCGATGAAATTAAAAATAAATTAATTAATTTAAAATACGATTCTAATGACTCTATATTATCAGGTTCCAAATAATATTAATTTCTAAATAATATTAATTTCTAAATAATATTAATATTTTGCATAGGCAATTTATAACATTTACTATTTTTTTTATCAATATTTAATTTAACTTGTAAATCATTCTCACTATACATTATTTTTTCATCTTCTACATCTTCGCTTATTTCTACAATTGTATCAAGTACTCCTTCGTTCATTGGATTTTTATCATTTATGTCATTTAATAATTCAATCATATATTCTTCATCTATTAATATCTTACTATCTCCTGTTCCACAAGGAGGTTGTTGTCCGAGCATTACATTTGCAGATACACCATTTACTTTATCGTATTCTGCGAAGATACTAGCATTTATTAACATATCCGTCGTTTCTTCAAATGAAGATTTTGCCAGAGGTCCAATATCACCTCTATTAATACCATGTCTATCAATAGACATTAATTGTCCTTTGTATGTCATAGTGTCAATCAGAAGAGACATATGTCTGTAATTCATAGAACCTTCGTTAGTAACTGCAACTAATTCTTTATACAATGCATTTCTTGCTGCTTCAATACCTAGTGTATCATAAATTTCTCTAATGTCATTTGAAATAGTACGAGTACTATCTATATTAGGATTCGCCAATAATTCAATCAAGTTTGTACCATCTGTGTCTAATACCCACTCCAAAATATCGTCAAAGTTATTTGTATCATCATTGTATCTTGTATATTTCTTTTTATTCAATGAAACTTTTTTGATTCCTTTGTAACCTTTCAGTAATATTTGATGTACTATATTATGTTCAATCGCTTTAATAGTCGCGATTTCATCTCCATCTTTGAGCGCGACTTCTGTTAATTTTATACGGAATACGCATTCTTCAGCATTATCATCGCTGTATACACAATCTATATATTTGTCATATGCAGCATTTAGTTTAGTATAAATATCTATCATTTTCAATTTATAAGAAACCATCTTCTGTTTATTAAATACTAATCTAAGAACCCATGGAGAAGAACTTCTAGCGCGACACGAAGTACCGTTTAATTCTTCAAATTCTTTGTATATGTTCATAATACCTTGGTCTTCTTCAATATTTGTTTCATAGTATTCTCCATTATCCCAATAAATCTCGCTATATTCTAGAATATCAGATAACTTTGTGATTTCAATAGAATTCTTAATATTCATAGCATGATCTTTTGTAGCATCTATTCTAGGGTCGTTGAAATCCCCATTGCTATTTTTAATAGGGTTCACTACACACGAAATATCATTTTTCATATAAATAATTAGAGTAGGTGTTTTTGTTTTTTTAGTAGCGGATAAAATTTCCTTGAGACGAGGAACTCCAGATGTTGCTTTAACAGCGGCAGCAGTTCCAGATACGTGAAATGAATCTAGTGTCATTTGCGTTCCTAACTCACCAATTGTTTGGGCAGCAACAATCCCTACCATTTCTCCAGGTTGCGCAATCGCCTGATTAAAATATTCTGTAATTTGTAAAACAATATAGTCAAATATTTCTTTTGTGAAATGATAATGGAATATTAATTTTTTAGGATTCAAATATAGTCTCAATAATATATGCAGAAATCGCATACCTTGATTGAGATTTTTAATAAATAATTTCTTTTCCAATTTATTAATATTATCCAATATATAATCGGGTGATAGGTCAGTTTTTACTGCTTCAATGTTGATACTCAACAATCTGTTTTGTGCAGTTGTGATAATTCTACGGAATGGTATAGGATAATTAATCACGTTTTTCTTTTCATAATTAAAGATTTTTTTGATAAGAAACAATTTATCTTCAATTATTTTTTCAAAGTGTTCATTGCATCTGATATAAGTATCTTTATCAATTGATTTTAGAACATCTTCTGTTACATAAATTTCAATATTATCAGATTTTTTCAAATTATATTCTAAATCAAGTTCAATATTATTTTTATAAATACTATCAATAATTTGTACTTCAATTTTGCACCCATCCATACCATCTTCACCATAAATATACTGAATAATAGTTCCGTCAGCAGTTCTAACAGTATTATCATAATGAATTTTAGAGTCTTCCATCGCCTTTACTAATCTTCGTTGAATATACCCTGTTTCTGAAGTTTTAACTGCAGTATCAATAAGTCCTTCGCGACCACCCATAGCGTGAAAGAATACTTCGTGTGGTTTTAATCCTGAAATGAAACTATTTTTAACAAATCCTCTCGCTTCAGGTCCATCGTCATATTTTGTAAAATGAGGAAGTGTTCTGTCTGTGAAACCATATGTAATTCTCTTGCCATCCACATTTTGTTGTCCTACACATACAATCATTTGTGAAATATTGATTTCCTTACCTTTTGAACCAGATTTAACCATATTAATCATCCGATTCGTTTTTTCTTCAATTTGTGCAAATCCAATTTTGCCAACTTCACTCGTTGTTTCATTTAAAATACCAATTAACTCTCTCTCAATATAATCTTCATTATTAAATATACTATTATTAATAAATGTTCCTCTTCTAATTTGGTCTAATTTATTATATGCTTTAGTTTGCATTTCTTTAATTTTATTTTTTAGATTATCATCGGTTGTTTTATCTGTAACCAAATCACTAATTCCGACACTGAACCCTGAAGTTAATAACCATCTGCACACTAATCTTTGAGTATTATCTAGAAATTTGCGAACTTCAAATGGTCCGTAATCGTGATAAATAACCGGGATTAATCCTGTTGAGATTCCGTGAAATACATTTTTATCAAGATTACCACATTCTAAAACACTATTATTTACAATTACTTTTTCATCTTTTTTATTTTTTCTATTTATGAAAAGACTAGGTGGCAATATCTGAGAATATGCTTCTTTTCCGCTATACGAAAACTTATTTTTTGGTTTTGGCAGACATCCTGTAAAATAACTATTAACCATTTGAATATTCGCCATAGTTTTATCGTGAATTTCAGTATAATCTTTTGTTAGACGATAAGAACCAACTAGAGTATCTTGTACGACTTCAATAATTGGTTTACCGTCACGAGGGGCAATGATCATATATGGAACTGCCGCAATATCCATTAATTCATTCATTGTCTGGATACTTTGAGGACAATGCAAATTCATTTCGTCTCCATCAAAATCTGCGTTATAAGGAGGTGTATCTAGAACATTAAGACGAAATGTTTGATAAGGCATAATAACAACCTTATGACACATCATAGACATTTTGTGTAGAGAAGGTTGTCTGTTAAATAATACATAATCTCCATTTGATAAATGTCTATGAACAATATCACCATTTTTTAATTCTTTCGCAATTGTTTCCAAATCCTTTGAATATTTCAAATTAATAGTAGTATTAGGTTTTTTAATATATTTAGCACCGGGCCAATTATCTGCGCCATTCATAATTAACTTACGCATATGTTCAATATTATATTTATTAACAATTTCTGGGAAAGTTATATTAATAGCGACCTTGATAGGAACACCCAATTCATCAATACTAATATAAGGGTCGGGAGTAATTACAGAACGCGCTGATTGATCTACGCGTTTGCCATTTAGATTTCCTCTAATACGACCTTCTTTCTTTTTCATACGATCTGTAACGGATTTAAGTTTTCTGCCATTCCGTTGTTGTGCTGGAGCAAGTCCCGGCATTTGATTGTTAATAAAGGTGAATACGTGATATTGCAATAGAATAGTATAATATCTGATAGTTTCTTCAGTAGCACCTTTATTAATTTTATCTTGAACTTGATTATTTGCCTTAATAATATCACTTAATTTATGCGTTAAATCGTCTTCGCGTCTTTGTCCGTTTTCTTCAATAATGCTAGGTCTAACTGCTGGAGGAGGAACTGGAAGAATAGTACAAATCATCCATTCTGGTCTATTCCATTTAGGATTAAATCCCATCATTTCCATATCTTTCTCGCTTATTCTTTTGAATATTCTCAAAATATCCTCTGCGGTAAACTCTTGAGATACTTTTTCTTCATTCTTTTTATCTTTCCATTCTGCAATTATTTTCATAGAATTCTCTTTGTGAATCTTTGTAGGTCTTACTGCACCACAACCAACAACATCATCATCGCCGCATACTCTTAACTTTGTTGTTGTATTACATAGTTTATAATATGCTTCCCATCTTTTATGGTTATTTTTAATAGATAGAATTTTAGCAATATCGTTCTTAAAATCTTTATGAGTTGTATTTGGAGATATTAGGCATTTTGAACATTTATAACAAACGCAATTCAATATTTTTTTAACTATATCGAAGAACATAGCGTGAAATACAGGTTTTGCAAGAACAATATGTCCGAAATGTCCTGGGCAAAATATATTTTTCTGTTCGCAAGTGCAACAAATACGATTGTGTTCTAGAACACCCATACGCGAATCAAATAAACCGCTAATAATAGGTTCACTTCCAGCATAAGTATCTGTTTTATTAATCTCGACAACTGACCTTTTAATAATTTCATCAGGACTTAAAACACTAAATTGAATACCTCTAACTTCTTGTATTTCAACTTTTTGGTCGTTATAAGATAGTTCAGGATAAATAGACATATCTCTTAATAATAGTAGTTAAAATAACTCATCTAATGTTTAAATATATAATCAATTTTTATTTATTATATTATAAAAATAACAATTAATAACGCAATATTACCTTATTTTTTTATCACATAATTAGGTTGCATAGCGCCTGTTTTTGCACCCATTGGTACATCTATTATAGTAAATACTTTACGTTTATAAGTATTATTTTTACCATTAGATGTAATAGTTATAACATTTTCTCTATTGGAAGATTTCTCTACATTTTTAGGACTTTTATTATCTTTTTCCGGTGATATATTAGATATTCTAAATTTTCTTCTGGGTTTAGTATATATTTTATTTAGCAGATAAGCATCAGATTCTAATTGTGAATTTTTTGAAAATTTTTTTTTATAAGAAATATCTATTTTTTTCTTATCTTTCTCATATTTAAGATTGTCTATTATATTAATTATATTAGCAACTGCTATATGAAATTCAGATTTTGGTTTACTTTTAACGCTTTTCATTAGTTTTGCAGGAGCCGAAACATATTTTTTTGTCATTTCTTATTATATTATAAGATTAATAAAAATAATCGCTGCTAGCAGGGATCGAACCTGCGACCACTCGATTAACAGTCGAGTGCTCTAACCAACTGAGCTATAGCAGCATCGGGTATCATACCCAACTATATATAAAGTCTATTCCTTATATAATTTTATTATTAATTATTAAAATATGGAAAAAAATTTAGAAAACGCACAAGAAACTGACGATTGTATAATATGTAGCGAAAATAAAATATCAGCGAATATGCATTGCTTTAAATGTAATAAATATATATGTATACATTGTTGTAATAGTTTAACATCTAGGACATCTTTATTATTTACAGAAAAAAAACAAATATTTATTAAATATCAATGCCCTTTTTGCAGATATATTAACAATAAACATATTAAGTTATTTAATAAAAATGAAATAATTTCTATATATTATGATAATCTATCGCAATTATCCGTATCTCATAAATATAATGATGCTTTAACAAGTATGTATAATGATTTACATAATGAGAATAGAATTTTAAAGGAGGATTTAAAGAATAAAAATGAATATATAAATGAAATCAATGAACTAATTAAAAATTATAAATGCGATGAAGAGCACATAGAACTCTCTGAATCTACGGAATAATTTATAATTTACGCTAATAATTTTTTAACTAAATTATCTGTAATATTTTGGAATATTATTTTAATATAATTTTCAAAATCATCTTTATTTGGTATTGATATGTTTATTTTTATTTTAATATCTAATTCTGTTTTATTATCTTCTACATGTGTTAGTTTTATATTTTCCTTAATATTTATTAATTTTAATGCTTTAATTAAACTACTATAACCCTTCTTTAAATTAGTGATCTCTTCTTTACATTTTAATTCTTTATATTTAGTCCCATCATTTAAAATCTTGTATTTTCTTTTTATTCTAATAAAATTATCATTTTCAATTGTATAAGTTTTTAAATATTCGGGCAATTCGTTGACATATATGTATAATTGTTCAACTTTCTTCTTCTTTCCATTTTTTATTTTCCAATCAGATATTTTCCACTCAATAATTTTATATAATTCTTCATTTATATTACCTGAATTATCAACTTGTTCGTACATTAGTTTAAAAACATCGTCAACCGTTTTATCAATAATTATATTTGTAGAAAGTTCAATCATTATATATTCTTTATATTTTTTATATAAATATCCTTTATATTATTATATTCTGTTTCAATAATTTTTTCATCATATAACCATTTTTTAGATAATATATTATATTTATGATTTTCATTAAATAGAACATATATACATATATATATAACCATTACAATAATAATACTATTTGTAAAATTTTTCGTAGACATGTATATTATAGATAATAAGATTATGCTTTGAAACATAGAATTATTTATTAATTTTTGCTGCGCAGGTGTTAAATCTATTTTAAGATATCTCCCACCTATTTGTACAACTATGAAAAATAAGATTGATAAGGGTTCTAAGGTTCCAAAAATACTTGCTTGTTCCATAATTTAATAGTATAATCTATTTTTTATTAAGACAATTATATATAAACATTGACAGAAGTCTTTTTATTATTATTAATATTTTTATATTTTTCAATTTTATCAAAAATTATATCATTTATATCTTTATAAGATTTATATATAATAGAGGATATAGTTTTTTCAGACGCATTGTTATTTACTGATACTCCAGATGTCCCCGAAGTCTTGCTATCTTTATTTGAATATCTTTCTTCTTCATCTTTGTTAAAAAATATTTTCCCTTCTGTAAATATTACTATATCAAGTAATAATGCTATTATAGATAAAAACATTAGCAGACCGATTGTTAAATCCCATTGTATAATATAAAAATTTATAATAATAAGTATAATAAATATCCAAGGGTTTTCTATAATTTCTAAAATATTGTCAGGATACAAAGCAGCAGGACGCAACCCTAATATTATTAAATATGCTACCAAAAACCCGGTTATTATTCCTTTAATAATATTATTTAATAAATTTATATTATCTTCGTGTATAATATCTCCTATATTTTCTTTTTTCTGAACATCAATACTATATTCGTTTTCTTTCATAATCCTTCTTTACAATTATATTATATAAAATATTTTGTTTTTCTTTCCTTTTTGTATAATAGAGAATATAAATATTAATTATTAAAATGCAATATTCAACACTTCAAGAAGCATATAATATCGGTACTTTCAAACAACCTACAATAAAAAAAAGAAGTTGCTCTCAACCCAATAACAATCAACAATTATATAGTATTGAAAATAGTTCTCTTGCATCAAATAAAGAAAGTATAGATTATAGTAATTATGATAATAATTCAAAAAATACAGGAATTCCCAATAACAGACCTGGTAACGCGAATAACGTAAGTAATGCTGGTAATTCTGGTAATGCTAGTAATGCTGGTAATTCTGGTAATGCTAGTAACGCAAGTAACGCGAATAACACGAATAATATAAAAAATAGCATTGCGGGTGGAGGAAATTGCTCTCCTCTTCAGGCGCCTATGTATACAATACCTGTATCTGGAGATTGCAAAAAAGAAAGAGATGAGGCGATTAAAACTTATACAGATGAAAATGCAAGAAATAACAATATTGAAAAATATAATAATTATACAAATAATGTTGAAATGTCAATAAACAATAGCAGTGATAATATTCGCCCTTTTTATGACGAAGATATGGAACAATATTTTGATATTAATAATTTAAAAGATGAAGTAAATTATAAATCAAATTCAGATATTAAAATAAATGACTATATGCCCAATTATAATAAAAAGTCATATACAAATAATAATACTAACGAGTATTCTAATAATAATGTTAATAGTAAAAATGGTATTAATTTACTGAATAATAATGAATATAATTTAAGTGAAGAAGAGAAGATTAAAGCGAAGGAAGCACTAGATTATCTGAAAAGTATAGAAGATAAGATAAATAATAATGATGATGCGACATTAGATGCGGTTAAACCTCCAGAGTTAACAGGTCCAGGCGGTTTTATAATTAAGAAAACATTAGAAGAAAATACCTTAAAATCTCAAAATGCACAAATGCGAAAAGAAGAGGTACAATTACCTACTACGATTCACGATGCTAAATTAATTGAAAGCATAAATGAGAATAAAAAAACACAAAATATTTTTAATATGTTAATAAATATTTTTATATTTGTTTTTATAGGTATTTTAATAATATTGTTATGCGATTATATTGCAGAAATAGCGATACAAATTGGTAGTACGAAGACTGCAAATACATTAGAACCTTATATTAAATATCATATGATATATATGCAGAATATGGCAAATAATAATGCCGCTATGATGCAAAATATGCAAGGAGGAGTTAATACTATGCCCACTATGCCCTCTATGACAAATATTCCAGGAACACTCCCGATTCCAGGTATGCAAGTTGTACAAAATATTCCTTATCCTATTATGAAAAGTTAAGGTATTTATTGAAAACATATTATATAAGATTTAATTATTAAATTTAAATATTAATAAATGCCAATAAATATATACGACCTAGTAAAATCAACACAGATAATAGGGGAAGAAAGTTTAAAAAAAGATTCAGACACTGAAAAAGATATTGAACGAGGTAATGTGATTGAAAATACAGGGTGGTGGAAAAAATCACCTGATGGTAAAAAAAGGGTTATGATTTGTGGAACATATCCTATTGGCACTAGTAATGGATATTCTAAAGTAGTATATTATATTTCAAAATATTTAGGAATGTACGATGATATTTCTCTAACAATATATGGTTTTCAAAATGTTAACAATACAAACGACAAAGGATTAAGAGATGATATTCCTGCATCTGTAAAATTACATGATGTTTTAGCGGCAGAAAATCCAAAAAGAAATGGTTTTGGCGAATTAGAAATTGGCGATTTCATAAAAAAAAATCCACAAGATGTAATTATTATTTTTAATGATAATATGATTACATCATCTTTAACAAGCACTATTATTAAAGAATGTGGTGACCAAAAAAGTAAATTCAAACTATATTCTTATATGGATCAAGTATATCCTTATCAAAAAAAGAATTATATAGATTTATTAAATGCTTTTTTTGACGGCATCATAGCATTTACACCATATTGGAAGGATATTGCAAGAAAACTAGGGATAAAAGAAAGTCTGCCTATATATGTATTTCCGCACGGATTTGATACAAATATGTATTATCCAATACCAAAAGATATTGCGAGAACTTATTTTAAATATGATGTAAATGATTTTATAGTTCTAAATTTGAATAGAAATCAACCACGAAAATGCTGGGATCATACAATAATTGCGTGGGTTGAATTTGTTGAAATGCACTATAATGTAAATGTAAAAAATACTATCAAAAAAAATAATGATAATACTAAACCAATCAAATTAATTATAGGAACAAACATAGATGCTTATTGGAATTTATGGGATGTAATAGAGAATGAGGTTAAATTTCGCAATGTACCTCTGAGTTATGTAAAAGATACAATTGTTGAGATTTCTATGCCACAGCAACTATCTGATAAAGAAATAAATATATTATATAATTGTTGTGATGTAGGATGTAATAATTGTAATGGTGGCGGATATGAATTAACAGTATTTGAAGGATTAGGTTTAGGAATTCCTCAAGTATCTTCTTTTGTAGGAGGAATACGCGAATATTTAAACGAAAATAATTCTATACCAATTAAATCAACTATATATCAATATTTAGATAATAAATCAAATGGAATTGGAGGAAAAGCAGAAATAACAGATCCTCACGATTTTGCATTAGCATTTTGGAAATATTTTAATAATCCTGTACTAAGAGTTAAGCACGGAAAGAATGGACGGGAAAATATTTTGAAGAATTATAGATGGGAGACTCTTGTAAAATACTTTCATTCTAATATTTTAACAAAAATATAAAAATTGATACCTTGTTTTTATTATTATAATTACTACAAAAAAAGAAAAAATGGCTCTTTTCATAGACACTGAAACTAACGGACTTCCGGACATGACTAATATGAAGTGGGGAAATTATCCTGATTATTGGGATTTGAATAAATATAATACCGCTAGAATTGTTCAATTGTCTTATATTGTTACAGATTATGATTACAACGATTTATATTTAGAAGATTATGTAATCAAGCGCGAAAACTTCAATATTACAAATAGCGTATTTCATTCTATTACCGATGAAATTTCAGATACAGAAGGTGTTGAATTTAATACGGCATTTGAACAATTTTATAAAAATCTTCAAAAAGTTGATTATATTTTCGCACATAATATCGCGTTTGATATTTCTGTTATTAAATCAGAACTTTTCAGGAGAGATTTGACTCATATTCTTGAAGAAATTGATAAAAAAACATTGGTTTGTACTATGAAACATACTAAAGATATTGTTAAAATTCTCAATCAGTTTGGAAAAAATAAGTACCCTTCTATGAAGGAATTGTATATGTATTGCTTCGGTAAGGAAATTGAGAATGCTCACAATTCAAAGTATGATGTTATTAATTTGCATGCTATTATTAAACATATGTATGATGATGGATATTTAGAATACGATTTGTAAAATATTTATTTATAATAAATAATTTATGTTATATTTTTTATATTTTATAAAAATTATAAAGAAAACCGATTACCTTTTATAAATACAATTTCTTGCAATTTCCACAATTTATTAATATAATATGGATACATTATATCATCTAAAAATCTTAAATTATATTCTTCGGGTTTTTTATTTTTAAATGTAAAATCTACATCTCTATAATATGATAAAAGACAACCTATGTTCCAATTATTTTTAAGAATATATCTAGACATTTGAATTTCCTTATGATAAATCGCATTATCAAATGTAGTTGCATTATTTGTCATACTAAATATTTCACAATCTATTAAATATTTTAAAGTAGTTTTATCCATTGAAAAAATGTACGATTGTACGTGAGATGAATTTAATGGATTTCCACAAGTATTTATTGTGCTACCAAAAAGTTTTACATTATCTCGCAATCCGTCAATATATATTTGAGTCCATTTATGTTTATAATATGGTAGTATATATGGTCCACTAACAGACGAATTGACAAATATAAAATTATCGTAATTTTCATATAAATTGTTTTTTAGTAACGCTTCGCTCCATCCTCCAAAATCATAACCTATATTATCTCTAAATAATATTTTAACATAATTAGGAGCAATAAATTTATTATTTTTATCATTTGATATTATAATGAAATCTACATTATCATCTTTGAATATAGCATTCTCTATAAATTGCTTTACCCTTTCATTATATATATGAAAAACATATAATACTAATAATTTGCTCATATATTGTTTTTTTATTATTTATTATTTATATAAGAATTTACTATATAAAATTAATATATAAATGAGTTTAGAAGAATTAGCAGATAATACAAGAACAGATAAAAATACAGTACATTCTTATTTGCCTCTTTATGAAAAATTATTAAGCAGTAAAAAATATACGGCGAAAAATATTTTAGAAATTGGCATACAACATGGAGGAAGTATTAAACTTTGGAGGGACTATTTTATAAATGCAACTATATATGGGTTAGACATTATGTATATCGATGATGTATCTGATTATATTAAAAATGATGATAGAATAATTCTATATACATCAACTGACGGATATGATATAAATTTTTTTAATAACAATTTTTTAAAAAAAGATACTAAGTATGATTTACTATTAGATGATGGTCCACATACATTACAAAGTATGATAGAATTTATTACGCTTTATTCGCAAATAATGACAGACGATGGTATTTTAATAATTGAAGACGTGCAATCTTGGGATTGGATTGATACACTTAAATCTGCGGTTCCTGAAAACTTAAAAAAATATATTAAAATATATGATTTAAGACCTAATAAGGGTCGTTATGATGATATAGTATTCACTATAGATAAACTTAATATTGAACAATGATAATTTTATAATTACTAGTCGTTACTCATCGTTACTCATAAAATCGTAAATATCGTATTCATCTTCTTCAAAATCTTTTTTTGATATTTCATATTTCAAATGAGTTTTTATAAACTTAGCATATTCATTTGTAAGTATGTCAAACATATAACTACTTTCGTTAGAAAGATAACTATTAAATATACAATACTTATATTTTTTAAAAATTTTTAATAGAATACTATCAAAATTACTTTCTTTAATATTTGATGCTAATTCATACAATTGAGCATCATATTCTTCAGGTTCTTTATATTCCTTAACATTACTAGGATTTTTTAAGAGAGAGAACATCTTATTTTCAATAGTTTCTTCAATTTTTTTAGGAATAATGTATTTATAATATTCTTCCTTATGTGCGATAATCTCAGTGTGTGTAATTTTGTTAAAATTTTTGCAAGTATTATTAATGCATCCTGTAGTAAATGCTTTATTATCTGATAAAATCTTATCACCGAGAGAAGTTTCCATATTCAAAATATCCATAAGGGAAAACGTATTCATTTCTTTTTTTGTTTTTGTGCTAAAGTTCTTTGAGTTATTTGAGTTGTCTTGTGTGCACGGATCGCGCGTCGGTTTGTTTCAGGCAGCTAAAAGCGGCTTCGGATAATCTCGTTACTTTAATAACAAGGCTACAGATAAATAATTATATCTGAGATATCAATTTTCATAAATAGTAAAATTTTTTGGAACTTATTGATTATCTATATAAATTTAAAAAATGATATATATAATATTTACACATTTGATAAGATACGTGCGTATTTATAAGAAGACAAACGCTTAATTTAATAAATATTATGGAACCGGCAATTGCATGCATTTGTATGTTTACTATAACAGGAGGAATGTTTGGTGTAGCATTTTATGAACATTGCAAAATATTGGAATTTATTAAAGAGATAGAGAAAAAGCAATTGATAGTAGAAAAAACAAGGAAGGATTTAACTAAAGGAAAATAAGAGCTTCTAGAAAAATGAGTACATAATTAAAAAATATTTAGAAATTTCAAAAAGTTTATAAAATTTTAGAAAAAAATAAATTATGTACTCATTTTTCTAATTTGTTCTAAAATCTTAATTATAGATAAAAAATTGATCAAGCAACTCTTATAAATTATTGAACTCAAACCAGAGCTCCACCTGAAGATGCAAATATCTTGCTATTACTATCATAGTAACAGAAACGTCGCAATTGTCACATTCATAAAATGTCACGATATCATAAACATCAATATAGATTTTGATGTAGGACAAGTATTGAAACTTGTAATTACAGAGAATAAGTTGAAATCAATCCCTAACCTATGGTTATGCTACATAACAAGTCTTATTTTAACAAGAGATACGTTCAACCTCTCTTATGACGATGAGTATAGTCCTGTAATTTATATTAGAAAGATTTGGAAAAATTTATATATTACAAATTATTATGAAATTCAAGAAATAGATGTTTCAAATGTATCAAATACATTATCCAGCGATGATTATATTGAAGAAATCTTACATTATATAAATGATATTACAATGATTCGTAGTAAGTTTCTATTACAATTAATAGATGAAAAATTGAGTATTGCTGAAAAATTGCTATTGAATTGTGAAATGACTATTGAAAAAATTAGAGCTCTTAATAAAATTATTCCAGAAGAATTTCCTAAAGATTTATATAATATTATCTATACTAACCTGATAAAGGCATAATATAAATAACTATTTATATGTGTATATATTTTTTTAAATTGTAAAAGATTTGCGGGAATCTACCCTTGTTTTTATCAATAACGAATGAAATCATATCATTATATATACAATAAATATTATCATTCATTATCTCAATATATATTATATAAACTAATATTACATAAAATGTAAACAATATATCAAATTCTGTTATATTTTCAGTACGATAATATACAATAGCAAATAGAGGTATTTTAAATATAAAATTTATAAAGAAAAAATATAATAGATTGCTATTTTTATTATGATTATAAATAATTATGATTAGAGCGAAAATAAAGAATAATATAGATATCGCTAATAATATCAGAGGATTGAATGGGAATATTTGTAAAATATATCCGATAGAATATAAAACTATCCAAACAGACAAAAATTTATCAAAGGTTATAATTTCGCGCATTTAATATATATAAATATATATTAATATAATATATTAAGAAATGGTCTCTAAATTTTTTTTATTTGTTTCTGCGATAACTAATATTATACTAGTTAACTCATTTGTATATTATAATAAGTGTTCGCTACATAAAAATTTAAATATGAGGTTTTCAGGAGATATTAGTAGAAGAAATATATTAGAATTAATACCAACAACAATTGCGCCTGTTATTATTCATCCAAAATATGTATTTGCTTATAAAGATAGATCAGATAAAAATAACGATGATAACAAAAATAAAATTAGTAAGGTTGCTGTATTTGGAGCATCTGGATATACCGGAGGCGATACTGTAAGAACACTTCTAAACAAAAATATAAATGTTCTAGCGGTAACAAGAAGAAACGTAGAAATAGTTGATAGAAATAATGCAAAAATTAACACATTGGTAATTGATGATATTAAAGATAAAAATAAAATTAAAAAGGTAACGGGAGTAGATGTATTAAAACCTCATACGTTTGATGGTATTCTAAATGGTTGTGACGCTGTAATTTTCTGTGCTGCTTCCAGACCTAAAGTAAAAATTACTGGTACTCCAGGAACAGAAGCATATGATAATATGAAAAAAGAAAATAACACTCTAGATAATATTGCAGAACCGAGCAGTGATGTAGAGGACATCGGATTAGTAAATGTTGCAAAAGAAGCAATTAAATCAAATGTAAAAAGACTAATTATTGTATCATCTATCTGTGCAAAGTGTCAAATTGGAAAAGAAAATTACGGAGAAACAATTGATAGAGGATTCTCAAGTTGTGATGCCTGTTATAAGAAACAAACGGGCGAAGAAAGAGTTCGTACTTTGTATAAAAATGTTCCAAATAATTTAAGTTATACAATTATACGACCAGGTATGTTATCTCCTGGTGAAAAAAGAGGATATAAAGAGGTTGAATTTAATCAAGGAGTCTCTAAAAGTGGTATTATATCTAGAATTGATTTAGCGGATATTTTAGTATCTTCAGCAGAAACGGATAATGGTGCTAGAAAGACATTTGAAGTTTATTATAAAGATACTGCGCAACCAGTAGATATGTTTAAATCATTAAAAACATGCAAAGAAATGGGGAAAAGTGTAAAAGAATGTTTTTTTGGAGAAGGATATAATGATACATCTACATTATCAATTGATAAGATGCTTAATACTAGTATAAAAGGTACCATTTTTCCATCAGGCAATGAAGTATCTGGTTATAATTATGCAAAAATGTTAAGTCTTCTTAAAAAAGATATCTACGAAGACTATGATATTAATATTTTAATGTCTAAAGATATAATATAAAATATATAAATATTACAGCATATTATATATAAAATGTATAAAAGTGTTTTCTTAATTCTTCTACTTATCAATGGTTCTAATGCCTTCACAACTATTGGTAACGTAAATTTATTAAAACTGAGAAATACTAATTCTAATGTAAATTTAGAAAGAAGAGATATTCTAAAAATTGCACGTTTTATCACTCTACCATATATTTTTAATAAATCACCTAAATTTTCTAACGCAGATGATAATTCTAAATCAATCAATGATTTGAGAGAAGAAGCATATAGAATTATTGAAATTATTGATGCGCAAAAAGATACTCTAAATCTTCCTACATTAGGAGACAATACAAAAGAAATTCAAAATACAATCAAAGGTGATAATTTAATGACAAAAAAAGAGGCTAAAAATATTAGTGAAAAAGAAGAGATTAAAGGAACTTTAGATAATATACTTATTAATTTTAAGAAAAATGGAAAGGACAACCCTGAAATTGCTCTTAAAAATTTACAATCATATTGTTCTGATTCAAACGTCATTAAATCAAAAGATGTTTTTAGATTAAAAGAATTATTTGCAGATGGAAAATATGGTATTCTTTTAGGAAAGTTTGACGGATACTATATTACAAATTACAATAAAATGTATGATACAGAAATTAATGAAACATATTATGAAGTAGATGTAAAAATTGAAGCACCTTATAAAACAATGATTTATAATAGTATTCAATTTGACGAATTGTATTATCCCGAGATTTCAGGAGACCCATGTTATATCTTTTATAGATGGATATTTGTAAAAAAAAGCGATAGATATATGCTAGATGGTTGTTATCTACTTCATAAAAATATTGAGTAATAAATCTATAATTTAGGTTGCAGCGTAGGTTCTATATTATTTAATGGTATATTTACATTATTTGAATTATCTACAAAATCCTTTCCTCTTTCGTTTTCTAATTGTGTAAAAGTAGTTCCTTTATAACTACCTAATACTAATTCTGTTTTTTTCTTAGTATTATCTCTTAAATATTCGATAATAACTTTATCTCCAGGTTTATATTTTTTCAAAATTAAATTTAAATCATTTGGACCCAAAATTTCATTACTATCAATTGATAATATAATATCCCCAATATTTTTAATTTTTTGCGCACTATCTCTTATAACTCCTCTTAATCCGGCATCAAACGCAGGTGAATTCGCGGGAACCTCTAGAATTAATAAACCCTTATCAATTATTGGAATGCCGCTTTTTTCAGATTCTAAAACAGAAGGATTCCTTTCCATATATGAAATGCCCAATATGGCTCTTTTTACATAACCTGTCTCAATTATATCAGTAATAGATTTTACTGCATTATTTATAGAGATTGTAAATCCTATTCCTGAAGAAACACCATTTCCTAAAGAAGCAGTATTAATTCCAATCAATTCACCTCTACTATTTAACAAAGGACCTCCGCTGTTTCCAGGATTTATTGCAGCATCTGTTTGAATAACATCATATATTTTACGCCCCGTCGGTGCAGTTATTTCCCTATTATTTGCAGAAATAATACCTGATGTAAATGTATGATCTTGCCCAAAAGGATTTCCTATAGCAAATGCATATTCGCCGATAGTTGTTTTAATATTCTTATTATAGTTTATAACTTGAAGATTATCACTTTTATCTATATCTATTTTAAGTACAGCAATATCAAGATCAGGGTCAATTCCCGTTAGTTTCGCCTTATAATTTTTCTTAATGTTATTTTTATCTGTAATAGTTACAATTGCATTATCTACTTTATTTATTACGTGAAAATTTGTTATAATATGTCCCTTCTTATCCCATATGAAACCTGTTCCCACACCTTTTGGCAAATCATCCTTATTTAAATTGTATTTATCTGCCATACTTGTATATTCCGTACTAATATAACATACCGCAGGTACTGAATTATAAAATATAGTCGCTTGTTTTCTTTCAATATTTGATAACATATTATCATATAAAAATATAGAATTTAATCCTATCAAATTAGTCCCTAAATAAAAAAACATTATATTCCTTCTATCGTACAATTGTGATTTGAAATTTTTTTCATTTGTCATTTGTAAAGATGATTTGCGTAGTCTAGTAGGAAATATGTTAGAAGTTATATATGAATGAACATATAAGGCATTTGTTAATAATAATACACTAAGTAATTTTCTCATATACATTTTGATTCTTGATATTATCAAGTTAATTAATATTTATATACTATTATAAAAATTGATATTTATATTAATAGTATAGATATACGAGTTATATGGTAGCTAATACTAATATCAATTATAATATCAATTATATTAAAAAGAATATTTTAAATACTATTAAACAAATTATTTTTAATTGGAATGGAGTTATTTTTGGAGGATTTGTAAGAGACCATATAATTTCAGAATATTATACAGAAATTTTCAAAAAAAATAATAACAATAATATTCATAATATATGGAATACAAATATAGATAGAGAAACAATTGCAAGAACACTAATATCTGACGAAATTGATGTTTATATTAAAAACAATCAGCAATCTGATAAAATGATTGCAGAAATAACAAAAACAATTTTAACTAAATTTGGAGAAACAAATGTTGCGATAACAAAAATTTTATTAATTAATAAACAGGATAGTTTTTACCTATATATTGAGAATCCTATCATCAATATATATAGATATTGTTATGATATACTTATAGGCAAAATTCCTTATATTACTAATGGTGTTAATATTACTATAACAATAGATGTTATTATATCTGACGAAATAGTTCCTTTTGGAAGATTAGATTTCTTATGTAATGGTTTTGTAATGACAGAATATAATATTTGTTTATCAAATAATACTGGAACAGATTTGGATAATTTAGGAATTCTAGAAAAGAAAGAAATTGAAAGTAAAATAATGAAAGATATTGTAAATTTTAAAACAGATTATTGTATGAAATTTCCACAAATAACAAATATAAATACGAGATTTGCGATTAAATATAATGAACAAGCGTGCAAAAGTATTGAAAATTTGGCGAATCATAAATACAAATGGGAAATAAGAAATTTACCGATTATTTTAGTACACCCTAGCAAGTATAATAATATATGTAAACATTGTTGTATATGTTTTAATGTTCTAAAGAAAAAAGACAGCAAAATTACAATTCCTTATAATATGAATGAAATTAATAATGCAGACAATGTTATTGGTTCGTATATGCATAAAAATTGTTTCTTTCAATATATATACAAGCAATTAGAAGATAAAAAAAATAAATATAATGATATGATAAATGAAGAATTATTGAAATGTCCTCTACAACATCATATTAAATTTAATATTGATAATATAAAAAATATTATAGACAGATATCTAGATAAACCATTAATAACTAATTAAGATATTTGCTTCCAGGTTTCACCACAATGCTCGCATACATACAAATATTTCATATTCTTACTATCATATTTAATATATATAACTTGTTTTTTATTTTCAGGGGCATCGCATTTTTCATTTGGACAATTAATTAAAGGATCTTTAATTCTTCTAAGTGTAGGGTCATAACGTAGATATTTATTTACGTGCTGATTATATAAAAGGTCGTCCTCGCTATAAATAGTTTTTGATATTTTAATAGCACTGTTAATGGTCTCTACTTTTTCAAACTCACAATGTTTGCAATATTTTACTAGTTTTTTTTCCTCATTTGATTTAACATATAACATATTGTCGCATAACTCACAGAACTCCATTTTATAATAGTAATAAGAAAATTATAAATCTTATATAATCAATTTTTAATTATCATCCTCTATTTCTTCTAATTTATAAGAAATTCCTCGCCATCCCTTATTATCATAAGGTACTCCTAGCAATTTCTCAAAATATGCCTTCAATTGGTTTCTATCCGGACATTTCTTACTCTTAATAACATTAGATGCACACCATATACGGAAATCATTGTAAAGTTTAGTTATAGTAACACGCGGTTCCTTAATTTCTGCATCAATGATAATCTTTTCATTAATGAATTGTCCGATGACATCATTATTCTGTTTATAACTTTCAGTTGCAATTCTTACTTCAGAAGGTTCGTGAATTGATGAATAATTTATATGCTTGTGTCTTTCAATCATCATACTAATGAAAACTTCTTTCCATTTTTCAAATTTATCAGTTAGTTCAAAATCCATATGAAATTCATTTTTATTAGTATCTGGATTTTCACAAAATCTGCTTGAAAAATTACAAACCTTAATACGTCTCCATGTACCACCGTCATCACTAGGTACTTCGGGAAGTTCGTTACACGTTAAAATCATCTTGAATTGCGGTTTAAATTCATAAGGTTCTTTAAACAATGTTCTCACTAAAATTCGGTCTTGACCTGAAAGTTCCTTCATTAGACCAATATTTAATCTTTCATTTTCACTAGGTTCTTGCATAACTGCAAAGCGCCTTCCTTTAGTTCTCTCTAATTCACTTTGTGCCGCATTACTTGCTGCTCTTTTTTGAGTTAAAAGAGCAATTGGTAAAATACAATAATAATCTCCTATTGCTTTTTGAATTAAATCTAACAATTTAGATTTACCATTGCTTCCTTGACCCGTAAATATATAAAAGCGTTCTTGAGATATGCTACCATCTAGAATGCAACTAAGCGTATCCATTACATAATTTCTGAGGTTTTTATTAGTAAAAATCTTTCCAAAAAATTCATTGATATCTGCAATTTCAGGTATATCGCTATTATATTTTATATAATTATTTTTAGTAGAGAGCAATATATAATCATCTGGCATTCCATCGCGAAATATATGCAGTTTTAAATCATAAACTCCATTCTCAAATCCAATTAAATGAGACCTGCTATCCAATAATTCTTCAAACTTATCATCTACAAATAATGTCCTACACTCTTTCATAATAGAATCTTTAAAACTCGCATTTTTCAATTGCTTTGAAATATTAATACATTTTTTGCTTTTTTCTTCATTTATATTTTTCATAATTGGATCTTCACAATGTTCAGCATAATACTGACTTCTTTCAAGAAATTTTGTACAAATATCTACACTTAAAATCTTTCGCAATTCTAAACCTTCTCTTGCTCTCACCCATTTATGTTTTTCTCTATCATATTTATACCAATTATCTTTTGAAATTGCCTTGAATTCATCTTTGAATATAGCGTGAACTACACAAGCAATATCATAATGAGACCCATCGCTACCCAATGCTTTATCTATCAAACTTATAATAGATTTATTAACAATATCATTATATTTTGATAAATTATCCTGTTTTGCCCACCAACGCAGTGTACCAATCCCCATATTATCTTTTCTCATTTTATCCCACAATTGCTGACATTCGCCTTCAATATATACACTGCTAATTTTTGAGAAATCAACCCATGTTTCTAGGAGCCTATAATCAATATTTCTTAATACCCAACCAAGATTAATCCAATCTGTATAATTATCTGCACGACTTGATGATAAACATTCATTTACTAATTTTTTAATAAATGTGAATTCATCTTCAGAAACATATCGTTTATCATTATTCAGTGCCTTCCCTAAAATATTATTTTGGACCTTTGATTTTAATTTATGATCAAGTGCCGGTAGAATATGTTTACTATACTGATTAATTTCAGTAACAAACTCTTCTTTGATAACATTAATATCAGTGTTATATTTATTTCTCATAGAAAACAATTTTATAAAATTAAGTTCGTCTGCGGCATTCAATGTATAATTGCTTTTAGTAGTCTCATTATTTTTGAATTTGTATATAGAAGAAACGCGATATGTATCACAATCAGGTTTTTTACTACCATACATCTGCCAACAATTAACATCTATAATCGCCTTATCTATGATTGATTCATAGTCGTTACATATTGGCAGATCCTTAAAAATTGTATCTGCAATGTCAATTATTTTTCTTCTTATGAAATGCTGTACATTATTAGAAATAATTATTTGCGGAAATATGATATGTATTCCGTCTTTTAATTTATTGCGAAATTCAACGGGATTAGGTTTCTCCATTACATATGCAATAGTGTTTTCATCGCTAATATTAAGATATTTAGATATTATATTATAATATCCGTCTAAAATTTTAAATATATGCCCTTCATTGTACAATCTTTCATATCTCTTATTATTATTCAATGAAGAATTTGAAGTCTGAGAACTGTAAATTCCCGATTTATCATCGGGGATAGCAAAACGAAAATCAATGTCAACGCGCAATGGACTAGGATCTAATGGTTTTTCTGTAAAATATAATTGAATACCATTAGTAAGTGCTAAACTATATAAATTAATAAATTCATCATAATTTTCACTCGCGATATTAAGACTGACCTTAGGTGAACCAATACTTGTATTTGTATAAGGTTTTCCCTTCTCAACACGATATTTATTTATAAAAGAGCGCAAATCTTCATTTATACCCATAATTATAAATAATATTACTTTTATATATATATCAATTTTTATTTTTATACATATTTTACATTGAGACCCTAAATATAAACATATATATTTGATGTAATAATATTTTTATTATAATATTATAGACGATAATATATTATATTAATATAATGAGCGTTAAATATTCTAGTCCAAAAAACATTAAAAATCCAAACTTATTCTGTAAGCAATCGCTAATAAAATTAATAAATGCATGGAATGATAATAAAGAAGATAAAATTGAATATAAAAAAACATATTCTATGTCTAAATTGTCTGAACTTTTAAATGATAAAATTAAACCCATATGCAATGATAAAGAATACTGGTGCTGGCCCGGTGCATTAAAAGAATTATCAAAAGACAAAAGAACGAAAGAAATAATAATGAAAATTGAAAAAGAGGAGTTGAGACCTGAAATGCCTGAAGAATGGTATAAAAATCCCATAGAATGGTTATCAAATTATGATATTGAAGATGTTATGATACAATATAATAATGATAATAAATATAAATTCTGTTTTTTAGGTGTATTTCCTATAGATTTTTCCGAAGAGGATAAATTTGGTAGATGTTTATATAGTCAAATATGTTCAATAGATATAAATAAGTATATTAATAAAAAAATAAAATACATAGGATTGATAACAAATTTGGATAAACATAACGAACCTGGTTCTCATTGGACATCAACATTTATTATAATAGATCCTAAAATAAAATGTTACGGGTCTTATTATTATGATAGTAATGCATCCGCTATTCCTAAATATATTCTTAAATTTTTAAAAAATATAAAAGCACAATTAAAAATAAAATACCCTGATAAAGTATTTAATATTCATAATAATAATATTAGACATCAAAGAAAAAATACTGAATGCGGTATGTTTTCTATGGCATTTCAAATAAGATGGTTAAATGCTCTATTAAAATATAATGAGTTAAATTTTAAATCTCCATATGAATATTCAAATTTTATAGAGTATATAATAAAAGCAGAAAATATTAAAGATGAAACAATGGAAGAGAGCAGAAAATATTTATATAGACCTAACTTTAAAAAATATTTAAAATCAATAAATATAAGTGCAATTAGTTAGATAGTACTATTTTCTTTACAACTAATAAATGGGCGTTATAGATGATTTTAAACAAGAAAAAAATAAAAAAGCTATAATTATTGCGTCTGAAAAGATGATTAATGACAAATACAAAATTAACATTGATAATAAAGAATTAATAATAATTATAGAAAATATTATAATATCAATATGTAATGATGCTATATTAATAAAAAACGTTGTTAAACTTATAGAACTCAATACTATTGCATTAACAAAAATAAAAGATTATGTAGAAAAATATATCATAAATAAACACGAAGAAATAATATATCAACCTGAACAACCTGTTGACAGAGAACTTATAAATAATAAGTACGATACAGAAGACTTGTTATCAAAAGTAATAGAATTAGAAGAAAAAAGAAAAACATTAAATACAATAGTTAATCTAGATTCTATTAAAGAACCTGATATACCAAATGTTGCAAATAATATTGAAAATAAATTTAATAAAAATTCAACGTTTGCTCTTATAAATAACCCTGTATCTTCTAATACAAATGAAAATATAGAATTGGTCGCATATATTATTGAAAAAATGGAAAGTATAATTAATAATAAAAAAAATATAAGTTATAAAAATTTAATTATTAATAGTTACAATAGAGATTGGACAATATACGACGATAGGAACGATTTAACTCTTTCAATTAATATTGATTTAAATAAAAATGTAATTGAACCCAAGAAATTATTAATGCCTAAATATATTAAAAATATTACGCCATATATTAATATGATAATAGATGATGGTAAAAAAACTCAAAAATTTCAATTTATATTAAGTAATGCAAATGCAAATAATGGTTCTTGGGATTTATGGGATATTATTAACGGGGAGCACGATAATTTGAATAATTTTATAAATTTAACTAACAAAGATTGGGTAATTTCATTTACAGATTTTTTAAATAATAAATTAAATTTAGGAACAGATAATATAAATATTAATAGAATATCTAGAACAATAGAAGATAATCAATATAATATAACAATAGATATGAAAGATATCGTTCTATTTAATGAATATTATTTAGAATACAATAACAAATATGATAATATATTATTAAAAACTATTGACGACGAAGATATTATTTTAAAAATTCTTGAAATTAATAATAATGTTATAACTGTGCTAAGTGATAAAAATATAATTGATTATGTTGATAGTACATTATTAAATTATAAGGCACAATATACGATAATTTTGAAGTATCATTCAAAAATAGCAAAATAAGAAGAGTGATAAGTAAACATAAATTATATTAATAATGTTAATGTTGCAGTAAATATAAAGATTAACATAGATATAATATCAATACGATATAATAATTTTATTTTTTCATCTGGA